CTTAATGAGAGATAGGCGGCTCCGCATCTTCGACTTGAACCGCTCCGCCCATTCGACATCATCGCCTGGAGAATTCCCCATCATGGCTCGAACGCGCTGGAACACCGATTGATCGGCGTACTGCTGTGCTTGCTTCTGCGCCTCTTTGAGTTGCTTGGCTAGTTCTGGGTGCGCTGGCAGCCAAGTGTTCTCGAAGTAGTCGTGGAACTTTGGAGCGACAACGGCGGAGTCCTTCTCCGTAACCCAATGGCGAATGAATTCCGCGAAGCCCTCGAAGACGCGGCCCTTCGGCTCATAGTCGAGTCCCGCCAGTTCGTTGCGAAGGTCTTTCGACAGAGCGCCCTTACTGGTCGTCTTCGTGGTCTTGTCGATATGGTGAGCGATTTCGTGGGCGGCAACAGCGAGATTGGCCGCAAACTTCTCTTTGGTGCGGATCGTCTCGTAGAGGTACTTGTAGATGCCCGCCGCCTTCCGCTTGAAGAAGCCTTGGCGGATGGGGATATTGAATAGCCGCTCCCACGAGTTGATGATCTCGTCAGCGGCAATGCCGGCCTTCTCGTCGACAGATCCGATGCGAGAGGAGAGGGTTTGCTTGGTGGGGTCTTTCAGGGCAGCGGAACCGGAGTCGCTAAGTTCGGCGTCGGATACCTCTGGTTGTTCGGCGTACTTCTCCGACGCGTAGCGAGTGCGCAGGTTGTCGACAATCTGGCTGCCGGTAACGCTTTTCTTGCGAGCCATACTCAGCGGAATAGCGCCACGCTTGGAGAGTTCGGCGACAATAGCCTTTTGCTTCTGCTCGTCGTAGCCAGCCCAAGACGACCGGAAGTTTTCGGGCTCGGTGAGTTTCTCGCCAGATTGCCACTCAACCAGTTTGTCGACAACGCGAGATACTTCTGGGTCTGCGGGAACTTCTTTCTTCTGCCCTAGCCGCTTCTTAGGCTTTGGAGCCTCCACTGGCGCAGCACTCTCCTGCGCAGACTCATCCAGCCAGTGAATCTTCTTGATTGCCTGAGTGGCGTTCTTCACCGAGTTGAGCGATGGGTCGCCGGAAACGGTCCACTTGTCGCCATTACCAGACAACTGCACCTTCGCCCCGCCCCACGATCCAGTGACGCCGCCCTTCTTGTCGCTGCGGACGTTGCCGAACCCCCAGTTCTTGAGCGATTGGACGACCACTTCCTCCGCCGACAGCGGCTTGATGCCCAAGTCTTCGATGTTGATGCCGACCGTCTGCCCTTCCGTCAATTCGGCGGGGGCGAGGTTGAACATCTCGGGGTCGAGCTTGTAGGTGACGCCATCCTTGAAGACGAGTTGCTTCTTGTCGTTGACGGTGAAGATTGGTTCGTAGGCGAACTCTGGGGCGGCCTTGGCGATTTCCTTAATTCTGGCCGTGCTATCCTTCAGCGGCCAATAGCCAAACGCGCCGAGGTCGGCAGCATTTAGAACAATATCCGCCTTCGTCTGCGTTGGGGTTTCCGAGATACTGCCAGTGATCGTTGCGGCCAGGTCATCCGGCATTTGCGAGAGGTCGCTGTTGTCCCACGCCCGAACAACCTTACCCATCCGCTTGTTGGTTTCGTTGGCTCCGTCCGCCGTCAACTTGGTGAGGTCGATGCCGCTTTCGAGAACCAACTGCGCCAATTGGCGAAGATTTGGGAGCGTGCTGCTTCCGAAAGCCAGCTCGGTTGGCGTATGAGTGAGGGTGTATTCCTTCTTACCGCCGTCGCCATCTTGCGTTTGGGTGATGGCTAGTTCCGGCGTCAGAATCTCGGCCTTCCGAGGCTCCTTCTTTACTCCAGTAACCTTGCTCTTGTCCTTTGGGTCTTCAAAAAGTCGAATCTCTACGTCGACCGATCCTTCCTTGCCCTTCAACTTACGCGACCGAACGCTCAGTTCTTTCCAGTAACGGTCATTGATGGATGCCGTGCGAGCATTGCTGCGTCGACCGCTCATAAGACCGGCTTCTTTCTGGGCCTTTTTCTCAGCCTGGACTTCCCGCTCCTTGGCCGCTTCGGCGTCAGCCACTTCCTTCGCTTTGACGTTCTCCGCCATCGCGGCTTCGCGAATCTGCTCTAGCTTCTGATACCAGTCCTTGCCGGTCAGTTCCTCAATCTGGTTGCGGTAGGTTTGCTTTTGGTCGTCGGAAAGGTACTTGAGTTCCGGCAGCGACATTGACTTGCGGGCAGAAACGGCCTTCGATACGGCATCGCCCACGTACTCTCGCAGTTCCCGTTTGGAGGCGATATCGAAGTTGCGAACGACATCCTCAACGGCGAATCTCAGTTCGTCGTCATTAAGCACATCCGCTTCGCCGGCGTACTTTGTGGCAGCGTCAATGAGCTTCTGCGTGTGCTCGTCCGATTGGTTACGCAGGTCGATTGCTTGCTGGGTGCCAGATGCGGAGTCGGCTCGCATCCGCAGCAATTCCGCCATACCGGCAATGCGGTGTTCTTCGCTCTTGGGCTTCTCCAGGTAGTCTTCAAGAATTGCTTCGCGGAGTCGGTTCTGGTTAAGGTCAAATACCTTCCGCTCCTCGTTGATCTTCTTCTGAAGCTCGTTGATGCGACCCTGTAGTTCGCGGCGGAGTTTGGTGGAACTTCGGCGGGTGCGGGAGAGTTGAGCGTCAAGTTCGTTCTTGTTCTTCGACAGCGCCAGTTCACGCTCGCGAGCCTCACCCATCATCCGCTCGTAGTCCAACCGAGTGATGCTGCCCTCCTCGGGGGTTCGTCGAACAAATGGCTTGGCCGAATCTTTGGGCTTAACTGGCGCTGTCGGCACTTCCTCCCGCACATCCGCAGGCTCGGCCTTCTTCTTGCCGATCGACTTTTTGCTAAACAGCGAGTCCATCACCGCCCGAATCTCAGGCGACAACTCCACGTCGATAGGCGAACCCTTGATGGCTTTGTACACCGACGACAGCCACTCCTTGAACTTGGCGAACACGCCTTCCAGTTCAGGGGTTGGGGCCTTGCCTTCTCGCATGTATCGCTCGCCGGCGCGGGCGAACTTCTCGCGGGCAGCGCGGTTCCACTTGCCGGCTTTCGTCTTGCCGGGCTTAGCGCCGTTGTAGGTCCAGGGGCCTCGTGTAAGCCAACCGTCAAGCGAGGCGCGCTGCGCGTCGGTCAGGTCCAACTCGAAGACGTGGAATAACTCGTGGATGAGGCTGGATAGGTTCTGCCCTTCGCGGAAGGCGCGGATGATCGCGCGACCGTCTTCGGCGAGGAACTGGATTTCGGCGTTGGGCTTGGGAGCCTTGCCGTTCTTCTGGGCCAGCACTTCTTCGATCACCACGTCGGCGTCGTCGAAGATGACGTAGTTGTGGTGGCCTTCGCCTTTGCTCCGGGATGAACCGTCGAGGTAGCGGATGCCGCGAATGCCGAGTGAGTTGAGTAGTTTAGAAGCGCGTTCGTCATTTGCTCGCTCACTGCCACCAATACCAGCCAGCAGTCGGTATGCCTCGTGGCCGGTGATGGGCTTAAAATCGAGCCGCATACCATCACTTGTAGCTGTAGCAACCGCGCCATTTTCTTGAGCCTGCTCAACAAGGCTTCGTCGCTTCTGTGATAGTGTGTCCCACTCCTGCCGGTTAAACTGCCCGGAGGGGGCCTTATTGAGTTCATCCATTTTCGCCTGCACTTCATCAATCATCTGCTGAAAGCGGGCGACTTCTGCCTTGCCTCCCTCGTTGGCTGCCACCATTAGCTTCGTGCGTGCCGCCGGTGTCGTGTCGCCTGGGGATAGCGAACGAATTGCCTTGCGCACCTTATCGCTCTGATCGCTGAGCGGCTTATCCCAATCGAGATATTCATCCTCTGAGGGTTTGAGGTCGACCTTGTAGAGTGCCCCGGCAAGGCTATTATCGTTTTCCAGAGCGTCGATTACCGCGTCCATGCGTGCGCGGAATTCGGCGTCGCTGCTGCCGCTCTTGCGACGGTTTGCTTCGGCAATAGCGGATGCCCTGCGTTCAGGGGTGTCCTTTGCGCCGTCGTCCAGGCCCATAATTCGGGCGGCGATATCTCGCGGAGATTCACCCCGTCCAGCGCGCAGCTTCTCTTGGTAGAACTTGGCGACTTCCTTGTTACCAGCAAAGTACAGCCCCCACCCGTAAGCCTGCGCCCCTTCTCCCGTTCCGATCTTATCCAGCGTGAACTTGTCAAATCGGTGAGGCGTTCCGTGGTAGGCCGGCTGCGCCAGCGCATCCCCCTTCCCGCTAGCCAACTGCTTCAGATACTCCGAGTCAACGCGGTCGGCCTTCATAATGTCGGCGATGCGTTTCCCAACGTATTCGTCGACTGATTCACCGGCAGCGTCAGCGCGTGCCTCTACGATGCGGTAAAGGTTGTCGCCTTCCTCTGGCGTCGTGGCCGCATCGCGGAGCTTCTGCTTGAACTCAGCGGCCTTGAGTACGGGCGGCAGTTCGCGCTTCTTGCCGATCGACTTCTTTGGCGCAACTGCCTCCACTTGTGCGGGAGGGGCGGGGGTTTGACTCGCGGCTGCGTTACGCTGTTTCTGCCGTGTCGCTTTGAAGTAGTTGCGTGCCTCCCATGCCGAAGTGAATCGCTCCCCCGGAAACACCTCGTTGCTAGTTCCTGTGTAGGCGAGCTTGTAGGTTCCATCGGCCTGCTTCTGGGCCTGTACGGAACTCTCCTGCAAACGAGACACATCGGGCACCATTTTGTTGGCGTCAACAATTTGGTCGCTGGCTTCCCGCAGTCGCTTGAACCCTTCTTGCTGCTCCTGCCAGTCTCGCTGGTTCTGTTCGGAGCGAGCGTTCTTTTCCGCCTCGGTCCAGCGAACGCCTGTCTGACCCTTCTTCGCTCCTTCTAGGTAGACGAACTCCCGCATTCCATCGTCTGTGATGACACCGGTGTATTCGATCTGGTCGCCATTGAGGTAGCCAGTTTCCTTCGCCACCCCCGAGTCCGCCGGCGCCTGAGAGGGAGCGACCGGCGGAGCATCGGGTGGCGCAACGGAGGGAGACGGGGTTTGGCCGGATGTGGCCGGATTCTCAGTGACAGGTGCGGTTTCTGCTGGAATTGGTGCGGCGGGCGTGGCCGGCTGTTGGCCGGATTCTTCAAATTCTCCAAACGCCGTATCGCGTACTTTTAATGCCCTCGCCTTTGTTTCTGGTGATGCACTGGGGTTTTGTGATACCGCCCAAGCGATATTCGGCAGGTCGCCAATGTCATTGTTTGGGTCGGCCACTGCCGACTCAATCCTCCCGAGAACGTCATTGAGCGTGGAATCGCTGTTAGACTTATCGGCCACTTTGCGAAGCACGTCTTGGGCTAGTTTCGGTTGCGATTCGATGGCGCTTTCCCACTCACTCAGCTTGAAAGTGAATGGCTCGCGATAGGGGAGCTTCACCGCTTCCTTTGCAGCCTTCTTGTCCCCGATTCGCTTCTTCGGCTGCGTGGGTTCGGCGGGAGCTTGCTCGGCTACGGGCTCAATTCGCCGGCCAATCGACTTCTTGGGCGCCGGCGCGGCTGGGGGCGGCAACTGCTCGGCAACAGGTTCAACCGCTGGCGTCTCTTCAACTGTCGGTGCTTGCTCGCCATTCACCTCACCCCAAGCCTGCCGCGCAAACTCGGCTCCGGCCTGATCTTGGCCGGTCATCTTCTCAGTAGCAGCCGCAGCCAGCGACTCCCGATCCACCTGAGTCGGGGCTAGTTCCTCGGTGATTCCAGCCGCTTCGGCGTTTTGTTTGGTTGGGTTCGCCACAAACTCAGCGAATGACCCGATGCCGTGCATGGCGCCAGATGCAACAAAGCCCACGGCAAAGGCGAGCGCCAGTTGTTCTGGCGTCTCGTCGCCAATCAGTTCGTCTTCCAAGCCAATGAGGTGATCGCCTACTTGTTGCGATATGGCAGCCGCAACTTCTTCGCCGCCCTCAACGGCGCCGCTGCCGGCTTTTTCAGCGAGCGTGCCGAGCAAGCCACGCTGAGTTGACTTTGCACCAGTCCCGAAAGCAACTTCTTCAAACGTCCGTCCACCGAATGTTCCGGCGATTGCGCCGCCAGCTTTCATCGTGGCGTACTCAACGCCGGCCAGTGCAAGAGCACGCCCAAATGCCGCACCGTCGCTCATGCCGTTGGCTCGACCAGTCTGGTAGGTGTCGAGCGCGGCGGGGCCAAGCATCGTCGCTGTTGCGAGCGCGGGGTTCTTGGTGGCTAAGCCGACCGCTGCGGCCCCTGCGAGTTGAGGCGTTGCCTGGGCAGACGCCCGAGCCACTTCATTGAAAGTGTTGGGCAACGGCGAGCGCTCGTCCTTGATGTCCTCAATGGTTTCACGCCACGCCGCGTCTTGTTGACGCATCCGCGTACCTTGGACGTTCTGGCCTCCCCCGGTATCGGTTGCAAGATCGTAGATGTTTCTGGCGACATCGGACGCCGCATTACCCATCGCAGCAGCGTTACGGCCAAAGAATCCTTGCTGTCCGTCAAACGACTCTAGTTCCGCCAAATACTGCGAAGGAGAAAGGCCACGAGCATGCATCAGGGCACGCTCGTTGTCGATCATCTTCTGCCGGTAGTCGCGTTCTTCCGGCGTTATAGACTGCGGTTCGTCCAACAACAGCTTGCCGGTTGCCAGTTCGTTGAGGCGACGGAATCGGTCGTAGACGTGCTTGGTCGACGGATCGAGTCTCGCTGCCAACACATCCCCGGTCATCGGGTACGGCAGGCCGCCGTAGTATTCGTTTACAAGCTCATTTCTGTAGCGATGGTCTAGCCGCTTGTCGCCTTCCTTGTAAGGATCGCCGGAGTTCGGGCCGTTGAAGGCGAACAGCAAATCGTCCATCCGTTGCTGCGCCGCCTTGGCCTCTTCCGCACGCTTTCGCTCATTGAAGTCGCTAATCGCCGTTGGAGTCAGCGCAGACTTCGGCAACTCAAACGATGGCGGGTTCTTCAGTTCCGGGTCGGTGTAGCCACTGAGATTCCAGTTGTCGAGAACGCCTTGGACTTCTGGCATCCCTTGGACCGGTGGAGCCGGTGGGGTGAACGGCATATCACCGCCAGTGCGCAGCATGTCCCCCAACGGGTCGATCGTCGGCTGATTGACGAACGGGACCGAGAGTGGGGCGGGAGTAGAGGTAGCCGGCGGCGCCGGAGCGCCACCAGCTAAGAAGTCCTCCAACTTCATTCGCTTCGGAGTCGGTGCAACGGCAGCGCCGCCGCCGAGAAAGTCGCTGAGCGGAATTCGCGTCATGGCTACTCAATCACGGTTACAGTGCCGTCTGATTCCATTCGGGCGTACTGCCCGTTCCAGAAGAAGACTTCGCCGGGTTTAACGGCCATCACTTCTTCCATCGTCTGCGGGCGAGCGGCGCTAAATAGGTCGGGCGTGCCTTGAAGCAACGAGTTCGGCTCCGACGAAACATCACCCGTCACGCCAGCCAGTTCCGCCTCAAGCTCCTTCTCGGCCTCCATCAATTTCCGGGCGCGATCCTTCGCGTCATCCATATTCAGCAAGAATGGCTTCGGCGATTCGCTGCCAGCTTGTGAAATCTGGTGCTCCGCTCGCAACTGGCTTGCCGCTTCCTTCAGGTACTTGCTCGTGTCGACCGGCTTGGCCTCCGTCGCCTTTTCAGGCTTGGCCGGGGGAATGTGCGTGTACGCTTGCTTGTCCGGGTTCCAGAGAATGATGCCGCCATCTGGCGCCGGGGCGCTGTCGCGCTGCACGCGTTCTGCAACGGTTGCCGGGTCTTCCTTCGGAATGGTGATCGTCTCCCACGAGTCCACGCCGTTGCGCGTCCCCTTGAGCGAGCGATACGTTCCCGGTGGTAACGGCTGCCCTGGAACCATCTGCTGACCCTGCAATGGCACAAGGTTGTTGTAAACCTTCTCCTGTGCGGTCGGTTCCTGCACCTCGTAGGCGGAGATGTTCGATTGCTGGTAATCGTTCATCCACTGATTCAAGAGGCTGGCGCGAACGTCTGGTCGAGCCAATCGGCTTCGTTCGCGGATGGCACGCAAGCCAGCCAACTTCTCATTGCGAATCCGTTCCCCCTCGGGGCTGAGCTTCAACTGCTGGGCGGACTTCTCCAGGTCGAATACTTGCTCGTCGAGCGTCTTGGCGGTTTGGGTCGCGTACTCGAATTGCTGGGCCTGTTGCTGCTGAAAGATGTCCGACTCTTCACGCATCGCCAACGCTTCAAGTTGGGCTTGGCGATTGAGGTAGGCGTTCTGGTTGAGCAACTGCTGGCGAGAGTCCTGCATCGCCAGGTTTGAGTTGTACTGTTGCTGCTCGATGTCTTGGGCGCGCAGCCGCAGCGCCGTGTTCACGTCGAACTGCTTTTGCTGCTCGCGCAAGCCAAGCATAAACCGCGCGCGATCTTCGTCGATCGCGGCGTTGCGGGTAACGGCTTGGCCTTCACCAACGGCGGTAGCGATGCCTGCTAGGGAGGCGGGGCCTTGGTCGTGCCGGACTTCGATTCCCATTGGTTCAACTCAATCAGTAAGTGACCATCGGCATAAACGGGTTGCCGTACTGCGGCGGGCGATAATCCCAGTCGCCCGGCATGTTGCCAGCCGCGTCGCGCATTTGGTTGGGGTTAATCGGACGGTAGCCTATCGCCGGAGCCTGACCACCAGCCACTCCCCCGGCGAATCCGAATTTATACGGCGATCGCTGCGGTTGCGGATATGGAGTCATTGGAGGCGCGCCTACCGGCGGTGGCGGCATCGTGCCCCGCTGCATCGAGGGGGTGCGCTTCTTCATTGCCTTATAGAGCGCCCGCTGCTCTGGGCTATTATGGCTGCCCGGCGCGTAGGCGGGCATTTGCATCGGCGTGCGCGGCGTTGGCGTGTAGCCGGGGGTTTGGTGCGTCGGTGTGCGGGGTGTGTTGCCGGACGGCAGGGGGCCGTTGTCGTAAAGCATGGTGGCGTCCTATGCGTAATAAGGCCCCATCGCCTGCGGGGGTCCGCCGGGAATCTGGAGCGGTGGAGTTGGTCGCTTGTATGTTGGCAGAGAACGACGGCCATTGAGCCATTGGGCTGCATCCTCTTGCTGCTGAAGTTCGGCAACAGCCGCATACTCCTCCGGCGTTCGTCGTGTCGGATAGCGGTTGCTGGTGTACGCGAGTCGCGGACCACGGCCTGCAAACTGAGCGTTCGCCATCGACAGAGGCGTGCCGTTCATCCACATCGGCATGACCCCGCCCTGGGGGCCGGGGAGTGGCGGCAGGCTATAGTCACTCCGTCCCCGGCCCCCGGTTCCGCTATACATCCGCTCCATCGCGGCAAGGCGGTCTGCACTGGCCTGACGGTCGGCTTCCGAGCCGGCCAGTTGAATGCCAAGTTGCATCGCCTGATTCATGTCGGGGTAAGGGTCTTCGCGGCGCTCAATGAATCCTACCAGATTCCCGGTGTCCTGAGCATAAGCATCCGCCATTCTGGAGTCGCGCATCTCACGCACGCGCTGCTGCTCGCGCGCCGTGTCTCGCGCTGCCCGCAAAGCGTAGGCGTCGGTCACGTTGGAGTTCGACAAACCGCGCGCCGCAGCGTTCGCGCGGGCGTTGCTCAACGCTTCCTTCATCCGCTCGTCGATATCCTGCTGCGCCGCCTCACCGAAGTTGGCGTACTTCTCTTGGCGGAAGTCGCGGGCGCCGGTGTACTCGCCGTGCCCTTCCTTGTAGCGAGCCTCATTCGCCGCCTTCGCCTCGTCGTAGCCGGCCTGCTGCTGAGCGAGCCACGAGTTGTAGGCTTGCATCTGAGCGGACGGCTGGGATGGCGCGCCAGGGCCTCCAGCCGCCCCGGTGGACGCACCGCCGCCACCGGACGACGATCCACCCCCGGAACCGCCGCTGCTCTTGAGCTTGGCGATAACGCGGCGGTACTCCGGCTGTTGCTGGGCGAACGCCGTGATCTCGGCGGGAGTCGGCATCCGGCCATCCTTGAAGCTGAGCCCCTGGTCGACCTGGGCGTATGGCGAGCGCTGGTGCAAGCTGGATCGCTTAATGCCGCTGGCGAAGGCGCGCGGGTTCCCCGGCTGGAGCGTCTGAATCAACTGGTCGCGGGCGCGTTCCCACAATCGCTGGGCTTGGTCGGAGAGTTCTCGTTTAGTGGCCATCTATTTCTTCCTTGTGATCGCGGCGAGGAATTGTACGCCGATGTTCTCAATTGTGGGGTGTTTCTTTCCAAAGGCGTTCCAATCGCGTTGCCGTTTGGTACAGCCGCAATCTTCTGTTTTGTCGACCCCCCATGACTCCGCCATTGCTGCGAAAGCGTCACCAAGGCCACGCTTCGTCGTTACACGAACGCGGCGTGTATTGCGCTCCTTCAGCCTGGCGTCGAAGTCGCCACTGCGGCGTCGATGTTCTTGCCTCCGTGGTTCTTTCATCGCACCTACCACCGAATCTCTGCCGTGCAGTTGGTCGAGCAATGCGCTGTGTTAATCGTGTTGCTGTGGTGCCACGGCAAGTCCCAGCCGCCAGTACAGTCGACTGACGTAAGTTCTGTTTTCTGGAATACCATGTCGTGATTCGCTGCCAACCAGTCCGGGTCGTAAATCAGAGAGATGGTTCGGTTTCCTCCGACGCAGGTGATTGAAAGTGTTGCAGTGAAGCTCTCGTAGGCTGGATTCCCGTCGCAGATGTAAGGCACTCCGTCCCCGCCGATTGCCGGATTTCCAACGCGAGACACGCTTCTACCGCACCCCCCACCCAACTCCATCGTCACGTCAATCGCGCCCGTCATGCCGTTAAGACAAATGCACCGCTGGGCGGGGTCGGTTGCCGGGTAGGTGCATCCGCTGAACGTCAGTTGCACTTCATCGGGGATTGGGCATCCGCAGCAGAATTCGTAGCAGCGAACCTCCATCACCGCCGAGTCAGTGCATCCCGCAGTGTCCGTTACCTCCAGGGTGAAGTCGTCGCCATCGGCGTAGGTGATTCCGGTCGGGTTCTGAAGCGTGCTGACCAAGACGCCGTTTTTGTACCAATTCCAAGAAACGATACTTCCGCAGGTTCCGGGGATTGATTCGTCGAATAGGTTGAGCGTGCAAGGGCTGTCGCTGGTCTGCTCGTAAGAGAGCGCCGCGGTTGGCGACGCACCTTCCGCCTCGCAATCGCACGGCTCGCCGCAGCAGCAGTCCTCGCTCATCGCGAGCTTGCCGCCGTCGAACAACAAATCCCCGTCAAGGAATCGGAGTTCGTTTGCCATTACGGGCACTCCGTTCCTTCGTAGGTGACCGTCACGTCTTGGTCGACGGCGCTCACAAAGTTCACTGCATCAAACGTGTACTTTGTCACCTTGAGCGTCAGCGTTAGGGTGGTGCCGGTGGTTGTGATCGTGTGGCCTCCATCTGGATCAAGGCCCCAAATGACCTTCTGCGGCGACTCTACCCACCGCACTCGCTCGTCACCTTCCGTTCCGGCGTTCGTTGAATCGTTGAAGACAACCATACTCTTCGAGGAGTCGTAGCTTTCCAGAAGCTCCAGCCAGTCCTCGGTCGTCTTGCATGTCACCTTCGGCTTCGACGGGTCGTCGGCAACGTGACCATGGAGTTGATTGCGTCCGTTGTCGAAGTTCTCAATCTCGTGCCAGAGAATGCCAATCTGGGCGTCGTTGGCTGTCGAGTCGTCACCCGTAGTTGGGTCGACCAATCCGACGTGACTGGCGTCGTGAACGTCGGCCTTATGCGTGATGGTGTCGGTGCCGGCAGTTGTCTCAATAGTGTGGCCGGGTCCGGCAACGAGCGTTAGCGTGTCGGTGGCAGAGTCAGCAACGACATCAGACTGGCCGGAGACGGCGATGGTCTTGAAAGCCTCGGAGACTGTTCCGGCGCCAGTCGTAATCGTCACCGTCGCCACGCCAGCAACGTCCGTCACCGTCACCGCTGAGCCGACGAAGTTCACCGTGCCCGACGAAACGACGAGCACGCCTTCCTCTTGCCAGTTCACCGTTGCCGAACCGGAAGCCGAGACGATGATTGGGTAGGGATTGACCGGATCGCTTGGATTCCCGCCCCAGAGCGTGTGAGCCCCCATGCCGTCTTCTTGTGCGTAGACGGCCATGTAGGTTATGTCGTCGCCCTTGGCTGGACCGCTCCAACCAGCTCCGGCGCGTTCCATCGACAGCATCGCCAGGCAGTCAATCACGGCGGGGTCAGTGTCAGCGCGGAACTTCCGCTTGTCGAAGAGTGTTCGGCCAAGCGTGAGCGCGGGTGTGTTACTTGGGACTGGCATTAAACTCGTCGCCTCCCCGCCGTAACCACCTCAGCGACAATTTCCTCAACCAACCACCGCTCTCCGCCAACGTCACGCAGTTTTAAGAAGGCGAAGTTTCCGCGACGACGTGGGTGCTGTTGATAGTTCCAATACCGAGATGACGAATAGCTCCACGCGCTTCCTGCAAAATCTGCGGCGACGTTCGTGGTATCCGCTGCCGCCTTTTGATACGCCTGTTCTGCCGAGTCGCCAACGTAAATCGACCAATTAACATCGTCGGAGTTCTGTGCAAGGGCGGCGGCGATGTTGTGGAAGACGCCCTCCTCTCCAGGACGCGCGAGCGGAACCGGGATAAGAACGTAGCTAGTGAAATCTTCATTCCCCGACCCTTGGGCTTCGGCGGAATCAAACTGATAAACGCTTCCGCTGGCGTTGATCGGCAACGCTGTCGATCGCTGAGCCGTTTGCAGTTTCGGTAGCGTGGGGATGAGCGAGATGGTGGACGCAAAGTCTTGCGGCCAGAACGCGCCCGTCCGCACGTCGTAGGCGTAACCGTAGTCGGAACCGCTCGACGGGTTCACGAAGATATGGACGACTTTCCAGCGACCGTCGTAGCCGACAACAACTTCATCACCAGAGACGTTGCCAACGCTATTGGGAGTACCTGGGTTCAGTCCCTTGAGGTCGCGTATGTTCGGCCCATCCGACAGGTTCTCGAATTGCAGCGACCCTTGGCGAATCACGCCGAAGCCGGCGCGAGTCATAATGTAGGTGTCATTGCCGCCGTTCGGACCTTCGCCCTTGCACCACGCGCGTTGAGTGAGCGGACCAACCGTGTCGCTGACTTCGCGGATACCGCCGAGCTTTGGGTTGCCGTTGATTCCGTAGATGGAATCAGTCGAGCCGACGAATAGCCAGTTGTCGTCGTGCGAGATGGCGGCAATAACCGGCTCGCCGATGATGCCACCCTCGTCGCCCGTGTTCGTGAACGCGCCGCCTTCTGTTGGGTCGGAGTAATCCCAGTCAAACGGATCGCCAACAGCCGAGGCGTAAATCTGGTGGATGTTGTCGGTGTCGCCCATCAACCAAAGGCGGTCGGCATGGGCAATGACAATGCCGCACTTCGTTGGGGCTGTCCCCGCAGTAGCAGTCAGCACCGTATCACCGCCAGATGGCAGCAGCTTCGTGTACGCCGTGCTCCCACCGCGAGCTTGAACGAGATACTTCTGGTAAACAGCGCACGACGCGAAGTTCGTGCCGGGGTTGACGGCAATCGCCGGCGGAGTGCCCCAGTCAGCGCCCGTCAAAGAGATGCGCGTGCCGCTGGCGTAGGTGACGGCAATGCCTGATTGAGCGACTGTCGAGCCATCGAGATAGGTGGCCTTGCACCAGTTGTACGGAGCGCCACCAACGGAGCCGAGAGACTTCAGGACCGGACGGACGCCGCCGCGATAGCGGTCGGTGCTGGGGTCCATATTCCACACGTTCAACGCCAGGGGCGTCGTTTGCGGCTTCGACTGATGGTACGCGCCGCTTCTATCCAGACCTCCAGCCGGGAATCCAATCGTGAATCGCTTCTTCTCGGCCATTCCCTGTTCCCGTTGCGTGGGTCGATAGGGCGAACGCTCTACAACCTGAAAAATCCTCACAAAATTCCATTGACTTGGCGCCTTTTGGTCGCCAAGCTAAAAGGCGCCTTTTGCTCCTGTATTCCGGTGAGGCGGTTTATGAGACGCGGCGGCTTTACTCTCGTTGAATTGCTTGTGTCGATTGCAGTGATTGCGCTCTTGGCAGGGCTTCTCTTCCCGGCAGTTCAAGCGGCGCGGGAAGCAGCTCGGGCTGCTCAGTGTAAGAACAACCTCCACGAGTACGCCGTCGACATGCACAATCGGATGGACCGGCGCGAGGTCGTTCCCGATTTCATTGACGCCAACTTTCGCCATGAGTGCCCCGTTGCAATTGAAGAACTTTCTGGCAAGAGAACCTACAGTCAGTTCTGTCCAGGCTGTCGGCTACCTACCTTGCTTGATCGTTTGTGCGTACCGTCGTCACGAATCGTTTACGTCGTTGATGTCCTTGATTGTCATTCTGAACAGCGACTGGCTGCCTTCATGGACGGGAGCGTTGGCGTCCTGCCGCCGGGGGTTCCCTACTGGCAACTCCCCGGCGTCATGCAGTGACCGTTAGCGAACGCTCGTCCAAGTGAAGTAGATGTCGTGGATAATCACGTCGTCCGTGCCGAGGGTGCCTGACGTTGGCGTGACGCTCAACGTCAACTTCGTGGGCGAGGCGGTGTTCGAGCCGAACGGCGTGTTGGCGTTGGTCATCGTGAGCGTGACTCGCTGCACCGTCTTGGTGGCCGCATTGCCCGTCATTGCCGAGGTGGTTCCGCCAAGATTGGCGCCGCCGTCATGCAAGATACCAACGACTTGGTTGTACGCCGTGATGGTGAACGTCGTGGCATCGCCAACCGTTGCACCAATCTTGGATGCAACAACGTGGCACGTCAGAACGCTGTCGGTTCCATCAAAGCTCCGAGGAATCCAGGTTGACAGCAGGACCGGCTGGTTCTGAGTGGCGTTGTTGTTCCAGCGAATGCCAAACGCCTCCGAGTTGGCAAGCGTGAATCCAGGGTTCGGCGAGGCGTTGTCGGCGAACTTCGCCAGCGGGTCGCCGTCCGCATCAAGCGCTGAAGTAAGGTCGACGTGAACTTCCTGCGTGTCGCGCATTAGCCGTTGCAGGGCTGTTTCGATCGTAGTTGCGCTTGTATAAGCTCCGGCGTCGATAATCGCCTGAGAACTAAACCATGCGTTGCTTCCGGCTGACTGGAACCGCAGGACTTGGCCGGACGACAATATGGCAATCGTAGTCGCAGCGGCGTCGGTGATAGTGACGGAGCCTGTAGCCTTCACGAAGATGGACACGCCGAGCGGAATGCCGTTCGGAAGAACGCGCGTACCCGAGGCAATCGTCGCCACGCCACGGTCTATCCCGCGTAGGTCGAACGTGCCGCCCGAACCGGGATCGGCGATGGTCTGCGAGCCGGTGTTGAACAGTTGGTAGTCGTTGGCAGAGTCGTTGTGCAGGCCCATGTGCTGTATTCCTCAAAAGAAGGTTGCTTGTTTTAGGTAGGTGCCGCCGCGAGTTCGCCGGCCTTCAGTGAACCACTAGCTGCCACCACAAAGTCGTAAATCTTTCCAGAGGTCACGACAGTAGGCGTGCCCGTCAGGGGCGTGAGTGTGAGTGAGCCAGATCCATTCGAGTTGTCGAGCGTGAACCGCAGGCCAACCGGAAGCGCCGTGTACGCCGGGCAAGAGACGGCGGTGGTCGTCGCTCCAGCGCTCGCCGCGTAGTGGTTGCCGTCGCGCGAGAAGCGGATCGTGGCGCCGGTCGCGGGCAGGTATTGCACGCGGCTGGGAATTAACGCCCTTGTGTCCTCTAGGCTCATGTCACGCCTCCACCAAGATGTATTCAAAAACCGCTGTACTAGAGCCGGTGATGACGTAAGGAGTGTTGGTCGCTAGGTACATCGCGTAGCCTTTGCCTGCGGGGAATGACGCCGTATTGGCACCGCTCGAACCAGAGCGGAGATTGACTGCCACCGACCCTCTATTGATTCCAATGAGTAGCCCGCAGTTCGTGATGCTTCCGATGTCCAAAGCGGCCTGCGAAGTCGTTGCCGTGACTGTGCGTCGAATGTAGTGACTGCCACTAACGTCAATCGTTTGCCCAAGAAGGTCCAAGTCGTCGGTATTGAACGACTGCCCGCTCTTGGCGAATGCTGCGTAGACAGAGAGTGAGATTTCGTTTGCCACGCTCAACCCCCCGGAGTAATGCCGTTGACCTGCGTGACGTTGCCCCAACTCGCGTAGCGGTGGCCGTTCAAGTTGCCGTCGTACACGTCGTAGGCGTCCGAACTGTCGTAGTTGATGCCCAGCGTCTCAGGAGCGAACACGCGGCGGTCGTGGCTGATGCTCGACCGCAACCTCTCGATGAACCGGGCTTCATCCTGCCCGTCGTTCAACTCGTCGAACGCTGCACACTCCGCTAGGCACGCGGCAATGATCGTCTGCACGTGCGCCTGACCGCCCAGCGGCAACGCCGTGTCGAAGTCGAGCGAGTACGGGTTGACCTTGTAGGACAGGTTCACCTCGTAGTCGTCGTCCGACGTGGGGTATAAAACTAGCTCGTGGCGAGTCCCGGCTACCGGATCGACAGCCTTTACCTGCACCGCGGCGAGTTGAGGTCGCCCGGCAGAGTCGTCCTGTTGCTGTCTCTTGTAGATTTCCTGCGGACCAACAATGGCGATCGGCGGATAGACCGTATCCTCGCCACGAGCGTAGGTGATCGGCCCGTTGAGCATCGAGAAGTCGGCCGGCAAGTCGACCGTGAACTGATTCTCGACGAACTGGAACCGTGCAGTGGGGAATAAGAACGACCACTGGTGCTTCTCGCGTTCACCCGGAAGGATGTCCGGCTCATAGAAGCGGCGCAGTGCGTCCTCCAAGACGTTCGTGGCAATCACCAACTGCGCAGAGGTCATCGAACTGGAGGTCGGGTTGTAGCCCAACTTCAGCCCAATGCGTTGCAGCAGTTCGGTTTTGGTGACTGTAAGCGCCATTAAGCGAGCACGAGCGATTCGGGGACGACTTTGGTTTGACCGTTGATGGAGATGGAGACGTGGCCATCCGCCGGTCCGTCTTCGATGAACTCAGCGTCGAGTAGTTCGTCGCCGTCCTTGAAGATGACCGGCGTGCCGGGGTCGATTTCCGACCAGTCGTTCTCCATCACCGGGGCCTTCACGCGGCCTTCAGGATCGGCCCGGTCGACATTGCCGGGGGCAACGACAGCCTCTTCCGTTTCCGTTGGCAGGCCGTCTTCCTCTTCGTCGGTTTCAATCTCGCGGTCTTCCTCGTCCTCGTCGTCGAACGCTTGCACTGGCTCGACAGGCGCAGGGGCGGGACGAAGCGACTCGACCAACGGCTCCTCGGGGAGCACGAACGAAGGAGCGCCAGCGGGAGCCAGCGCCACTTGCCGCATCGGGAACTCATCGACCCAACCGCCGACAGAGCCATCCAAGAGCACCGACACGCGGCCAGGCTCCGGCTTGCCCTTGTAGACGCCGTACAGTTGCTTGAGCGGCTGGGCGTCGTCAGGCGCCACAATGACGCGGGTGCCGACGCGGTAGTCCTCCCAGCGAATCTCCATCGGCTTCAGCGGGGCTTTGCGTGCGGGCGGCTCGAAGCCAAGGAACCGCAGCATGTCGATAATCATGGGGGGCGTCAGTTCGCCCTGCTGGCCCATCGCGTGATACATCCGCTGGCGCGTGATGTACTCGTGGCCAAGGGCCTCGTCCGCCATGATCTCCATTTCGGACTTGCCGGTGGCGTTGGACAGTGCGTCGAGGTCGTTTTGATTGAACATCTTTTTCCCGTTGCGTGGGTCTAAGAAAAAACGGCTAGCGGCCATAAGCCCGCTAGCCGTCGTGGGGCGGTCGTGTTGTGGGAGAAGCCCTTAGACTTCCAAATATGCGGCCCACCAGTCGAGGTCCACGTTCGACGCCGTAGCGCTGCCCGTCTTGGCGATGGCCGTGAAGCCAAGCTCCTCGCCGTCAGGGAACGTCGAAGCCGACAGTTGCGTGTAGGTGCCGTAGGTCGTCTGCTCGACGTTATCGACGAAGACAGCCAGTCGCTTCGACGGAGCCTCAAGCGGCTGGTACACAAAGCCGACCTTGTACCAAGTGTCCGCAACCAGCGTCTTCACGCCGGAGATGAGCGTTACCTTGGTGGCCCCGTCCTTTTTCCAGACGAAGTTGAGCGTCGCGTTCGCGCCGGTCGTGCCGCCGTTGGTGTGAACCGTCTCAAACCCAATGAAGTCGTTGTCGATCGTGGCGCCAGTGTCGTCGACCTTGGCGTTGTGAACGGCCCCGTTCTCTTCCATCAGGCCGATGAAGATGGCCGCTGCGTCGTCAGCAATCGACGACATGCGGAACCGAGCCTCAAAGATGACGGGCTTGGGGCTCGACGCCACATTGATCGGGCCGAGCACCGCAGTAGCCGCCGACGTGCCGGCTCCGCCTTGGCAGATCGAGATTTCCTGGTTGTCGCCAGCGTTCAGCGCCATGCGAAGCACGCCGCCGGTGGCCGTGGCAATCTGTGCCACGCTGGTCGACGTGTCCTCGTAGGTCTTGTACTGACCGGCGAAACTCGAATAGCAGGCGATGTTCGACGATACGGCGACCGATTGTCCGATGGACAGGAAGTCGTCGCTGGCGAAAATACCCTGGCTGCCATCGGGAGCCGAGCCGTGGGCAGCGATCTTGCTCCAGAGCCGGGGGCTCAAACCACGACCGCTTTCGCCGTAGTGGTTCGTGAACAGAGGGTTGGGAAGCATCATTCCAGACATTTGTAACTCTCCCGAAAGAGGCGATTTGTATTAAGGGCGCCGCTAAGGGGCGTTGTTAGGTAGTGGCGAGCGAACCAACCCAGCACTTACGCAGGTTATAGCACGAATAATTCATAAACGTATCGTAATGAATCGTTTTGCCGTCGTGCTGCTTTGGCATCTGCATCGGACCCATCCGACGCATGTTCGCGCCCTTGCGGACGAACGGACGGAACACCGACCAGTCGACGCCGTAGAGCGGGTCGTTCGTGTCGTTTGCTTCGAGGTAGTGAGCCAGCCGCAGCGGGACGCCGCCGACAACCACTTGGCCCATGTAGCGAGCCACGTCGTTGCCAAGGTTCTCGTTGCGCGTTTCCGCCAACCGCTCCAGCGGCTCGATGACGCGGTAGGTCGTGTAGATTTCACGCTGCGTCGCGCTGTAGCCGAGTTCCGGGTGCGGAACCGGGTGGATGAACTTCGTGAACACCAAGGCCCGCTTGATCTTGCGAACCAAGTCGTCCGTGGTGTACGCCGAGTAGCGGAACGTCCAGTTGCGCCACTTCGAGTAGGTGGTCGAACTGATGCCGCCGCGACCGCCGGTGAAGCCGGACGGGTCGCGACCGTTGAGCGTGCCGTCGTTGGCGGCGGTGTTCGCGTCCTTTTGCAGCCAGAACGGAATGCCCATCGGGCGCTTCTCGCTGCTGGACGCCGGCGCCGACCACAGGTTCTCTTCGTTCAACTCGGCCATGTCGCTCATGGCGTCGAGGTCGCGAACGCGGAGAATGTCGACGATCTCTTCGGCATCGCTTTGGAATTCCGGCTCGTCGACCGAGTAGGACCAGTTGACGGTCTGCTTGGTCCACGGGACCGACGCCGAAACCATCACGTCTTCGATGCCGGTCACGTCTTCCGACAACATGCCGGTGTTGCGAGCGAGGCCCGTGTTGCGGGTCTTCACGCGGAAGTCGAGCGTGCGTCCGCCGCGCTCCACCACGTTCTTCTCGGTCATAATCTTGGCGCTGATGTACTCAGGCAGATCGAGCGAGATATCCGTGATCTTGTGCTTCTTGAAAAGCGGCAGAGTCGTGGTGACGAGATCGTCGAGTTCGTCAGGCGTGAGAGGGGCGGCCATTGTTGTCTGCTCCGTGGTGAACTATCAGAGTTCGGTGTCTACCGCCGTTAGCGGCTCTTGTCGTTGATGCGGCGCAGCACCGCTTCCATGGTTGGGTGCTGCAAGATGGCTTCGGTGCTGTGTGGATCGGAGGGCGGTGCGCCGCGATAAGCGGCGTGCGTGCCGGCGGTCTGTGCGACCGGGCGCCGACGTTGCGATTGAGCGGCGACGCGCTGAAGCTGCTCGGTGCGGGTCGCTTGCTTGCTGGCCTTTTGAGCGGCCTGCTCGAACTTGGCGAGTTCTTCGCCGAACGCGAGCACTTCGGCTTGCTTCAGGATGTTGGCCCAAGGCGGCAGGGACGGTTGGAGTCCGCTGCGTTCCTGCTCGCGAAGCATGTGGTCGGAGATGATGTTCGCGGCATTCCAGAGCTTCTGGCGCCGATCAAGTTCGGCAGGCGACAGGTCAACCGGCAGCCCGCTCTTGTCGGTCGTGCGGCCGAAGAATTCAGGACGAATCTCTTCAGCGGCCCGATGGAACTCGTTGGTGTGACGAATCCAGGCTGCCTCTTCCTGCTCTTGTCGGAACGACTCAATTGCTTGGTTTTGCTTCGCAATGAGGTCGTCTTTCGCGATTTGCTCGCGGACCAGTTCGACCGTCGCCTCGTCGAAGTTCTTCTCGTAGTAGGCGAGATTCAGCTTGCCGTTGGCATCGCGTGGCTTCGTGTCGTCAACAACCTCGTCGACCTTGGGGGCCGGCGTTTCGACGGCCTTGGGTGCAGTCGGCTCGCGGCGAGAAGCCGCCTTGTCGATGGCCCGCGTGATGCGACCAAACTCCTCTCGTGAGGAGTAGGCCGCCAAGTCTTCCGGGTCGAGCCCGTAAGCCCGCGCCCGTTGCTTGTCGCCTTCCGTTACCCACGACGTTGGTTCCGGTGTATCGTCGGCGGGTTGTTCAGCGACTTCGCCAGCATCGTCAGCCGGATCAACTTCCGGCTCATCAGCCGGCGCGTCGTCCGCTTCAGAAGTGATCGCGTCCGGGTCTTCGCCCTTCGCAATCGCGATCATGCGCGGCGTGAGAGGGTACGTGCCTTCAGCCTGTACCGGCTCTGGCGCGTCTTCGGGAAGGTCGTCTGAGAGGTTGTCTACACTCATACCTCAACGGTATGGGTGTCGATTCCATCAAAATAGACTGCACAGTGCTGAATCCAGCACTAAGGTCTGCCGTGCGGCGAAGCGATGAATAGCTTGCGCGGAGCCTTGTCGGTGCATTCGCAATCCTTGCGCGCGCAGCGAAAGTAGATCAACAATTGACGCCGCGAATACTCGATCATGTCGATCCCATGCGCCGGGCACATCGGGATGTACTCAGCAGCAAAAATGACGTTCGCTCGTCGCGGACGATCTTGCACGTTAATCACACTCCCTCCCTGACCGGATACTTCTCGCGCATCAGGCGCGCAGCCGTCGCCAGTTCATCGGCGGACACCACGCCGCCGCTTCCCGCTCGCCTTACTTCCGCTTCAGATCCCTGTCGAAACTTCTCGTAGCGGGCAATCTCGGTCGGAGTTCCCTTGGCGGGATAGAACCCCTCAACTCCGCTCGGCCCTTTGTCCTCCACGAATTCAATCTGGAAGCCGTTGCGGCGGGCTGTTTCGCGCGATTCCTCAAGTTGCCAGATGGTTGTGCCTAGCGAATCGCTGACAATATCGGGCTCGTTGGCGCGACGGGGAATATCGCACGCGAACTTGCTTACCCACATGGGGTTGCCTTCGTCGTCGAAGCGCAGAACCTTACTCATCCAGCCGGCGTCATCGACGCCCCTCCTGCGGAATTAGCCATCGAAGCCCATTGCTGCTGCATCAGCGTGCCCGCTCCTTGAGCAGTTCCGCTCGGGATACTGCGGTTGTAGGTGCGAGTCGTGTTGGGCGGCTTCACCCTGGTTGACGGGGTTGCCGCCTCTTCGCTGGGCGGAGTGGTGAACGTCACCATCCGCTTGTACTCTTCGCGGCCAGTCAGATCGGCCATGATGTTGTTGAACTCGGCGACGTTGAACATGCCGCCCTGCTGCGCCATCGTTGGCGCGAGCGGGACAATGACGTTCATCGCGTAGTTCATCAACTCCGCAGCTACCTGAGCCGGCGGCTGGTATGTCATCGAGAAGACGTTCACGTCGAAGTTGTAGTCAAGGAAGTTGCCTTCCCGGTCGCCAGGCTTCCACGTCGTCTCGGCTGCGTAGTCAGTTCCGGGAACCTCAAACTGACCGGAGATTTCCTTGAACTCGTCGGTCCAAAGCATGAACGCCAGCGACTTCAATAGCCGGCGGGTGGCGTCCATTACCCGGTACTGCATCTGGGCGATGGCGCGATTCGAGGCGTCGTGGATCAACTGCTCTTGGCCGACCGTGCCGGCAGCCGCGCCAGTCCCCCGCAGCGTGTCGAGTCCGCCGCAAGCGTTCTTGTACATCTCGATGATGTTGCCAAGGAACAGTTGGTTCTGCGGGTTGGCTCCGCCTTCCGTGAGCTTGCCGATGCCAGTGGGGTCGCCTTGGATCATGCCGCCGTCAGGAGTCTTCTGCCAACGCTTCGCCGTGTCGGCGCCTTGCGGGCTGTAGATCGTGGCGTCCTTTTGGCGCATCGCCTGCCGAGCCTGCTTCCGCAGCAGGTTGTTAATCAGCCGGTCCAGTTCATCCATGTGGACGGCCGGACCAACGGGCATGATGTTCTCAGGAACCTCACTGAATCCGAGGATGTGATACGGCCCCGTCTCAGGATCGTCCCACTCCATCGACGCCAGCGGCGCTTGGTTCTTGATACAGAACTTGGTGCGGTCGGTGACGACGAAGGTATAGATGCGGCGGTCGCGCTTCACCCACACGTCGGCAAGGTCGACCATCGGCTGAAAGTCGTCCAGGTCGAACTCGTTGCCCCGGCTGTACGATTCCAGCTTGTCGTTGTCGACGCGGTACTTGCTGGTAGGAACGATCTCCTTGGCCACGTCGGGATCGTACATGCCGATCTCAACGCCCTTCTTGATGTCGTCGAGCGGGACGCGGTACATATCGCCGGCCCACCGCAACTCTCCCCACGATCGGGCGCCGGCGTCGTAGACAAAGTTATCGAGGGAGACGTTGGAGGCGAATGGAGTGCCGGGGTCCATCCACAGATTCTTCTCGAACTGGATTTCCCCCGCGTCCTTTTGGTGGACTTTGATAATCCCAACGCAGAAGAACGCATCGAGCACCCAGCGGCGGATCGTGAACTCCAGGCCGATCTCGCCGATGAGGTTGTTCAGTCCAATCTCGAAGTGATTGGCATACGGGCGCAGCGACTCAAATCGCGTCGTCACGTCCGCCTTGGGCCGGTTGGCTGCGAGCAGCATCGTGTACGCATCGACGAGCTGCGCCGTCATGTTGAGGTACTTGCGCTTCGTCTCGCACTCGCCATAGGCGGGGCCGGCATACTCTCGGACCAGTCGGCGGTTCAGATTGCGAAACGGCTCCAGCCCGCGAAACGACGCTTCGATGGAGCGGTACAGGGCCTCAAACTTCAGGTCCGTTTGCTTGCGCGAGTATTCGCCGAAAATCTCTTTCGGCTCCACCTGCCAGGCGTCGTCGAAGTCTCGATTGATTGCAACCATCTCGGTAGTTCCGTCTAGTTGAATGCGTATTTATCGCGGCCATTGGTGCGTAAGTCCGCCGTGCTGCGGTCGTCCCAATCGTCGTCGCTGCTCTGTTGTTGGTTGAATAGCCACTCGCGGTAGGCGAGCGTGCCCGGTTCGGGATCGCCGTAGGAGCCGACCGTCTTTCCTTCGAGCTTCGGCAGCGGTCGACTCTTCATCGCCTGCACGCCCACGCCAATGGCAATCACGCGGTCGCCGTGGGAAGAGTCGTCGCCCTTCACCGAGACGTGCCGAATCTTTCCATTCTCGCGGATGTACTGCGTCAACTCTTCCGCCAGATACTTGCTGCGGATGAGCAAGTCGCCGGTGCGAATCTGACGCTCCAGGTCGTTGAACAGGTGCTCGCGTGCCTGACCGCGATTGTCGAAGCCAAGTTTCTTCGTCCGCTTGCGGGTGAACTTGTCCATCGTGTCGCGCTCGTAGCAGTTGTTGTACGCGCGCTCGATGACCTGCTTGGTGAATGAGGCGCCCGGTCCCATGTGCTCCCACGCGAGGTAGGCGTTGTAGAACCACTTGGCGATGGCAATAGCCTTGTCCGCCATGTCCGGTGGCTTCACCGTCTTCGTGACGAACTCCAGAACTTGCTCGCCGGTCACAAGGTCGATGACGATGATCGCCGAGTTGTTGCAGTAATCGCCGCCGTCGCCTGACGCCAAGTCGGCGCAGACGATGTAATTGTGCTTCGGCGGGCGGTCGTGGATATCAAGCTGACACCATAGATGGAATTCGCCGTTGTCCATCCGGTCGAACGAATAGGTGAGGTCGTCGTAGACCGACAATCGACCGTAGATATCCGGCGGGCGAACGCTCGATTCAGCCACCTCAACGCAATGGTTGCCGAAGATGCGGGCCACGCTCCCGCCGTAGTCTCGCTCAATTTCTTGGGCGACGTTCTGTGGGTTGGACGTGCCACGGTCGCACTCGCGATCCAGCCATGGGCTGCGCGTCTTGGAATCGAGGTCGTACCCGCGTTTTCGGAGGCGCGAGAGTAGTTCGGATATTTCCTTCGTCGGCGGGTCGTAGTCTTTCTGGAGCGGGTTGTTGATTGGATCGACGGCAACGGGCCGGTCGTTGACCAGCTTGTAGAGTCCGTGATTCTTGGACGGGTTGTCGCGCCAGTCGATTGTTACCTTCAGGTCGCTAGACGGCGCGTGAACGAGACGATGGAACGCGCCGTAAGCGCCCTTGGGAGTTGAGATCGACAAGATGGAGTCGGTGGTGCCGCCGAGGGCTTCCAGCACCTTCTCGTCATTGCCTTCCATCTTCCATTCATCGGAAGCGTGCTCATCGAGCCCGAACCATGTAAAGCGGTCGCCACGGCCAACGTCGGGACCAGCAGCAAACGCCGTGATCTGGTTGCCGAGACGGACGTTCATCAAGGCATGGTCGCTGGCGTTGCGATACCAGTCACCCGTGTTGTTGCGGTCGCGGCCCCTGATGCCTGTCATCCAAGTGGGGAGCTTGGTGAGTTCCCAGTCGATCTTTCCCATGATACTGCCGAGGCTTTGCGAATCCGATTTGGCTTCCGTACTGGAAACCAAACCGACCATCGTGTTCTCGCTAAAGAGAAAGTCTTGCAGCGCCGCCAAGCACTCAAACCACGTCCACCCCTCGCCACGACACTTCTCAACGACGATGTTGCGTTTACCAAGGGCTTCGCGAACTTTCGGAAACCAATAGTTTTGGTGCTCCCAAGTCAGGAACGGGAACACCTTCGCCTTCTCGTGCCCCTTCTCATCAAATCTGGTGCGGGGCTCGATGATGTACGTCCAGCCGCACAAAAAATAAAGAATGTCGTATTTGCACGCTGCCATGATGGCGCGGCGCAGCCCCGCGTCCTTCTGCGCTTTCGCGCGCACCTTGACACGCCATTCCAGGTTCTCGCGAACCGAATTGCGCGGCACATCTAGGTAGAAGTCAGCCATCTAATCTTGCGCAGCCCGCAACATCCTCTTGATCTCGTCCATGTCATCCGGCACATGGCCGTTGTCCGTCTCCGTCTCGCCCGGCTTACCGCTCGCCTCAGCCGCCTTCTTTTTGCCGCCGTCCATCAATCGCTTGTGCCAACCAATCGGATCGGCCAGTGCAAACCTCAACTGAGTCGCTGCCCCCTTCGATGGCGCCGGCCCGTTGGATCTTCCCAACAGGTCACGCACAGTCAGCTTCGCCGGCTTGTACTCTTCCTCTCGCGTCACCTTGTCGAGCGCGGTGAACACCAACGGGTGAGCGCGGACCCACGCCACTTCTTGCTCGTAGGACACGTTGTCCGGTAGTTCGTCGAACGCCTTCGCCAGCGCTGTCCGTCCCTTGTTTCGTTGGGCCTCCGCCATAATCAACTTCCTGCTGTTCTGCACCGGCTGGTTCAGAAATATCCGGTGGCGCTCAAACTCATCCTTCGGGCCTGTCCAGCCATATTCAGCCTTGAGCGCCGTGCTTTTTATGGACGCTTCTCGCGCCACTTCACCTCCGAACGTGGCCCCTTTGGCGGCGATTCGCAGCTTTGCTCTTTCGCTCCAGAAGTCCGCCAACTTGCCTTCGCGATACAACCGAGCCATCCACAGGATTCTTGCGGCTTCATAGTCGGTCAGTTTAAGTAGACGCGGCTTTGACATGGGTTCCGTTCACGTCGATCTGCCAGGACTGCCCACTGCCATTGCCGTTGTCCACGAATTTGAAGTACATGCCGTGGTCGATGATCGTGGCGTGGTAGCCCTTTGAAGTTGACGCTACTTCGGTCGCCGAGATGGTGAAAGTCGTTGGAGTGCCCGATTTGTCGTACACGTAATCGACGAACGAGCCAGTTGCGATTCTGCACCATTGCAGCGTGAGCGTTCCAGTGGCCGCCGTGCCAGTAACGTAGAGATTCCAAACCCCGCCGCCGACAAAGAAGACTTCACTCTCTGCGCCGTCGCCAACTGTTTCCGTGCCAGTGCTGCCCTTGAGCTTCATTGGTCTATGTCCCCGCTAAAACTTGGTTGTATAAGGTCCCGCTGTTGAGCAGCGTGTAGGTTGCGTGCTGGTAGCACATCTCGACGATGCACCGCAGATTGCCGGTCGAGTTAGCTGTGTCGAACAAGTCGGCCGGGCCAGAAACGTCCGTCCACACTCGCGAGTTGCGGATATGAATGATCGACTTGTTGCTGCTGGTGTTCCAGCGGATCGCACCGGCGCAGAGGTTGGTGGCGTCGTCGATCTGAACGATCATGTTCTCGCCGACGTTGATTAGCTCGTTGTCCCACGCGCCGACCTCGTTGGTTGAGAGTTGGACTCCCCGGAACGTGATGTTCGATCCGAAGAAGTCGTCGTCGGTGCAAGTCAGTAGTCGCGTGTTGCGCGCTCCCGCATCCAGTTCGATCGTGTCAAACGTCCACTTCGAGAAGTTCTGCCCGAACCCAGACGCCTCGGTGCCGTCGAGGTGAAGCAGCGTCGTCTCGGACAGGATGTCGCAGCCGTGGACGGACAGCTTGCCACCGCCCTTATAGTCGAAGACGGTATCCGTCTCGTTGACGCGAAGGCCGTAAAAGCGATGCCCAAGGCACTGAGCGTTCATCGCAGTAAAGAACGTCGTGTTCTTGTGCGAGAACATGGAATAGAACCTGCTCTCATCGCAGTTTAAGTCTCCAATTGACTCGCCCATCACAATGGCTTTGTCAAAACCGGAGAAGCGGACGTTGCGGACTTCGAGCTTGCCACTTCCAAGCGAAGCGCTGCGAGCTACCTGGAGCCCGCGTGGGGTGTTTGTGCCGGTGTCAGCAAGTAGATCGGCTGTCGATTTCCCCTGGATCGCCAGGTCTTGCAGCACAAAGTCTGTGCGATCGTAGTAGATCGCCGCCTCGTTCGACGCCTTAGATCCGGTGTAGACCAAGATGGAGCCGCCGCGAGCATTAGAACTCGCCTGCACAATCGGCTCAGGCTTGCCCTGCCCATACAGCGCGCCGCCCGATCCGCCATCAATAGCGGGTGTTGAGGTGAGATTGGTTTCGCCAGCCTGGAGGACCAGTAGCCTGCCGTTCTCCTTGTCGTTGTCGATGGCTGACTGAAGCGAGGCAAGCGTGGTGAGCGTGTTCGCGGGCGTTTCGGGACCGGCGACGACAAAGACGTGACCGCCAGCACCATCGCCACCAACCTTTGCCTCGTAGACCAGCCCCGGCGGAACCTGAACCTCGCCACTGTTCACGTTGAGGACGCCCGAGCCGCCGGAATTGTCGAACGTGACTCGCAGGCCGATAGGGACCGACGACGGTGGGGTAGTGGTGATGGAGATAGCGCCGGCGCCATCTCGCGTCTTGACGTACATATCATTGCGGACAAGAGGCACCACCAAGCCTTCGTGGGCATCGACGTAGTGCGTCTTGGACGCCATGTCGGCGCGCTCGTCGGAGAATGAATCACTCACTAGACGAGCCCCAGTGCTTTTAGGAGAGCTAGCGGCGGGTTCACTGGGCTGAAGACGGGGGAGAAGACAGGGCCGTTGCCGGAGCCGCCAGTTGGGGTTTCGCCATCGCCAAATGAGTACACCCCAGCCACCTGCCTGCGCCAGTCCTCGTCGGGAGTGGCGTCAGGCGTGACGATTCCTTCTACTGACTTCCGCTTTTCTTCGCTGTCAGGCATAACTATGGCCCCGCTGCTGTTTCGCCTTTAGTCATCGTCGTACCGTCGTCACTGAGCGTTTCCTTGCCCACAACCGTTGAAGCGTCGTCGGCATAGAACTTCTGCTCTGTGTCGGTGACGGTCTTCTTGTTACGGAACAGCAAGAACAGCCAGTTGATCTTCGCCTCCAGCGTTGCCGTCGCAGCGGGCGGAGACGTTGGCTCAGTTGTGGCCGATCCGACCACCGAACTCTTGATGTCAGTAGCGCTGGCGTACCTGCCGACCGAGAACACGCCAATGATGCGACCAACCACGCTTACCGAATCGACCGTTCCGCCAGACAGAACGACCGTATATGTCTTGCCTGTCTCGAAGCCGGAGTCGTTTAAGTCGACGGCCAGCCGATTGAAGCCAACCACGGAATCGGCACTCGCTGTTAGCGTTTCAGCGGACGTGATCTGCGTGTTATCGCCATCTTCGTAGATTTCAACCGCACCGGAACTTAACGTCTCCGCCACGCCATCAGTACCGACCGTGTTGAAATAGAGGTAGATGGTTTGGTTGCTGTCCTGGTAGTCGCCCCAGTTGACGGGTTGCCCGAAGGCAAGCGACGGCACGAGGGCGAACAGGATGGCGAGTGCGATGCGTTTCATGTTTATAGCCCTGGAATGGTGCCGGTTAGTGGGTCGATGGTATTTGAGCCAGCGGTCACTTGATCGAAGAACACGCCCGCAATTGGCTTGCGAGTCGAGAGGTCTGTCCAACCAGGGCCGCCGTTTGCCGTGTCGTCGGTGCGCGTCCGAGACGCCCAAATAATGTGCGGCATGAAGTCGCCCCAGTGAGCGGCATCAGACACTTCGAGGTAGGGTAGGTTCAGGTTGTTTGTCGCGTCTTCACTGAACACAGAGAAGTACACGGACTGCGACGCCGTGACGCTTTCCTGCTCCATTCCGATGAGCAGCGCGGTCGTCCCCTGAATCGTGTCGTGCGTCATTACTGTGGGGGCGGTGAGCAGCGATAGCGGCGTGGCTGCACTGCTGAGAAGGTCGAAGTTGATCTCGGCAGTCGACCCAGACTCAGCGACCGTTCCCCACATCACGCCATTCACACGGCAGGCAAACGGCGCCGTGAACTTGAGGGCCACTTCGTCCGGCGTGGTGTCGCTTTGGATGTTGATGGAGCTAATTGTCGCCGGCGGGTAGCAACCTACCGGGACGCGATATTCTCCACCGTTGTCCGAGTAATAGAGGTAGAGCATCGGCGCCGCCGCAGTAAGACGAGAGTAGCCTGCACCCGTATTATGCAGCACGTTTGGCATCGAGTTGTTGCTAGTGCCATTGCCGCAAGATATGTTCAGGTTTCCGTCCGTGAATGAATTAAAGTCAATCACGACAGCCACTAGATTTCCGGCCACGGCGGTAGCGGATGTGCCAAGCGCCACATGACGAGTGACATTATCGGCGGCGTTTGTGAACGTGTCGGTGCCAGCAGTCGAGCCGCCGTAATTACTGCCGCTCGCCTTGCCATCGGTCCCCACCGTCTCGATGGAAATAGCGAGCGTATCTTCCTCGGTTGTATTGCCGAGGCGGTAGCCCACATGCGTGATCGTGCCGGACCTTGGCAGCGAGACGATGTAGGTAACGCCCTCGCCACTGGCGTTAATCGTCATCGAAGTCGGCGTCGGTGCGTAGCGGCTAACGTCAATGCCGGTATAGCTTCTAGTCGTCGTCTGTGCGACGGCAGTGGAGGCGAGCAGCAGGAAGGCAAGTAAGATTCTCATAATCACTCCGGCGTCAACGGCACGGTTGGCGTTTTGTTGGTATTGGTCAGGTCGGCAGTCGCATCGGCGTAGCCAGTCACGCTAAACGTATGCGTTTGCAGGTCGGTCCGAACGCCGTTCACTCGCTTCCAGTTCTCGGCGATAAACGTGATCTTCCCGTTGGCGTCAGTCGTGCCTGAGTAAACCTCTGCGGCTGCTTCGTCAGTCACGGTGATTGCGGTGTTAGCCACCGGGTTTCCGGCATCAGTGAAGGTGACGGTGCAGGTGTTCTCTTCCGTGACTGAAACGTCAGTGGTGTCCTCGCCCAGTCCGCTGTCTGGCGGCTGGTCAACCCACGTTCGCGTCCCTTCGTCGTAATACACCGGGTCGCGCAGGCGGCAATTGATCTCCGCGTACCCTGCTTGGGCTGCGTAGGAAATCCAGCAGTAGTCGTCGTTCATCGCCTCGTCGATGTAACGAATCGTGCAATCGTCGAGAAGCAGTTCGCCTTGTAATGCGCCGTAGGGAATCGTGTGCGAGAACTCGATGAGCGAGACGTTCGTAGTGAAGCTGCAATTCTCGAAGCGGATGCGGTCGAGGTTGAGATTATAGATTTTGACGCAGGCAGCTTGCGTCGAGAGCGTGCCTGATTCTGGGTTAGCGTCAACGTCTACGACAGCCGTGCAGTGGTCGTAGATTGTCAGGCCAGTCGATGCGTTGCTGTTGTCTGGGCCTGGGCGGAAGCATCCGCCGCCGCCGCTTCCCACCAGCGTGCAGGTGTTGTAGGAAATCGTCGAGCTTTGCATCACTTCTTGCTGCTGCAAATAAGCGCCTCCCAGCGAAGGCCCACCGGTCGTTGGCCCGTATTCCTGCGAACTGGCTGAGTCACGCGACGTGATCGTATTAGCGAAGACGGTCGCGGTGACAGGGAGGAAAATGCCGCGACTGTGGTGGATTGGGTTGCTATTGTCGAGGGTATTCTTGTAGCACAGCGAACCAGTTCCGTTGATTCCGAAGGCGAAGTTGTTGCTGTAGGTGCCGAACGATTGAGCCGTGTTATGCGCAACCGTGCTGGTGGCATTGGCACAGAAAACACCAGTGATCGGCGATATCAGCAGCGTGTTGTGAGCGCACGTCCCCGAGAACAGAAACAGCATCGCTCCATGATTGTTACCCCGAGACGATGAAATCGTATTGGTCGATGCGAGATTGTTGGCGAGGTAGTATTGAGCGGCAGTAACCGCCGAGTCATGGATGTACCAGCAGGACGCAGAGGCTCCGTTGATATCCATGTCGCAGCCGATGGCACAGACGTTCGTGCTGGCGACCGTCATTACCGCATGGCCGCGCCAGCCCTTGTCCGCTCCGCACTCAATCCCCAGGTTGCTGATTGTCGTGCCATTGGCGGAGCCGTAAGAGGTAACGTCTTCCGGGGTGGATGAGTCCCAGCTTTGCGGTCCAACCACCACCCCTGCCGGGCGGTCGCGGGTGATGCGGATGGAATCAAAGTAGATGTCGCGGCTGGTGAGCGTTGAGCCCCCCGAGATTCCCACCCGCACCTTGTACGTGGGCGTGCCGGCGCCGGTGATAAACTGCGTATTGAAGAAGTAAGCCGCTTGAGCCGTGTTGCCCGTCTTTTCCGCCCTCACGGTCGTTTCGCCGCCCGTACCAACAAGGTCGACGTAAGGCGTGATGCCTGGGTCGGTTTCGCCAAAGTACACCATGCCACTGACGGAGTACGCGGTGTTGGGCTCCAGCGTGATCGTGCCGTCGCTTTCGACGTACTCGTTGTTCGCAGTAGGCGTGTCAAAACGCAGCGAGTAGTCGCCTTCAAAGAGCGTCTGGTCGACGTACTCCCCCGCAAACTGCGAGGCATTGGCGGCGTTCGTGAAATCCCAGTCGTCCACCTGCTCGAAGCCGGCGTCAGCCAGCACTATTGGCGTCGCTTGGTCATAGTACACCTTGTAGCCGTCGCCTTTGATTGCGACATTCGCAGCTTTGGGGACGAGCCCCGAGGCGTCGAAGTACAGGTCTTCAGTGACCGTGTAAAGTCGCCCGGCAGTATCGAGGTACTGCGGCGACCCATCGCCGTTGCTGATGGTGCCGGTGCTCGTGTAGATGTGCCAACGGACCCAAATGTCGTAGAACTCGTCTGGCGTTGAGGTTTCCGAGACGAAATTCCCGGTCACTGCCCGCACTTGGTAGACGCCCGAACCAGCGGAACTTGACACCGTTCCGGCCAGCGCACCAGTCGACGTGTCGAAGTGCGTTCCTTCAGTCAATCCGCTTGGGAGCGTTCCTGACACGATATCGAAGGTCAAGCCGTTGCCTTGCGTTACCGTAGGCGTGTAGCTGAAGCTGCCGCTGGCTGCAACGAACTGCGCCTCGCTCGGCTGCGTCATCACCGGGTCGCCATTTGGAATGCCACTGGCAGCGGTAGCGTGCACAACCACCGGTTTCGCCGACGTGCACGGCGCCCACGCCCCCCAGAGGGCGAGCACAAGCATCAGCATGTTGGCGGCGCGGCTGGTCACGGCAACCTCCCTAATCCCTTGAGGTCGTACTTGTACGGGGCCAGGTAGTCGATCTGCTTGCCGGCCAGACGCTCGATCTCGGCCACGGTCGCCATCGCCTTCGCGTAGAGCTTCGCTGCGGGCGTGCGGTCGTTGCGGTCGCGGAAGCGGGCCTCGTTGGAACCGCAGAGCATTTCAAAGCCGCCGCGGGCGCCAGACTTCATCGCCTCGATCACAAGCTGGTTGCTGATCCAGCTAATGGGCGACTTCGCCGACATGGCGTTGTTCTTGTAGAGGAAGCGGCCGGAGGCGACGGCGATGCCGTAGCGGATTATCTGCCGCATGGCGCTGGGGTCGTTGCCGCTGCCGGCGGTGAGGATGTTCACGCGATCGGGGAACTCATCGGCGTGAAACTTGATGAACTTCTGGTTCTTCTCGATGTAGCTCGGGTGCATCGGCTTGCCGAACAGTTCCTCGCTATGCCCAGTCGGCGGCAGGCTCGCGTGGACGCCCCAGAGGAGTGGATCTTCGCCGAAGGCGGCGGCCAGTTTCGAGGCGATCCGCTGCCGCGAGAGAATGTGGTCGGGGTGGTAGGGAGCGGAAACGTCGCCCCCGATAACCAGCAGCGTGTAGAGCTTGCCGAGGTCGCGGCAACGCGCGACGCAATCGGCCACGAACTGCCAGGGCCAGTGACGTCGGTAGCGGATGGTCAGGCCGTCGACCAATCGCAGTTCGGCGTCGGTGATGAGCCGGTTGCCGCGCGGGGGCGACAGGTCGCTTTTGCTGGCCGCTGCCGGCTGTAAGGCGAAGGTTAGTGTCATGCGATTCCAAGCCTCACGTCGCCGTATTGGGTCGGGAACTTGGAACGAATGGCTTCCTCTACGAAATCGCGCGTCCGCTGGCTGAGCTTCATCTTGTCGCGATTCTTCGCGTACCATCCTTCAACGTCGACATAACCGTTGATTGCCAATCCAGCGCCAACCCAGTCGGCCACCATTTCGGCCATGTAGCGTTCCGGCATTGCAATAGGCTCGGTCACGCCACCATCGGACGTGAGTAACCAGTATTGCCAATGATGCTTGTTGGCCTTTTGGTGATGATTCCACGCTGCGTCAAACGCCAACTTAGCTTCACTTACACCTGGAATCTCAAAGTCGTGAGCCCAAAAAGACTGGCTGCCGTCGAGCATCTCAACCTTGTATTGAGAGCCAGTCGAGTATCGCTTCTCGATGATTCGAGCCGGCCCGTAGACGCCCTCGATGCCCTGATAGTCGATAACGTCACCTACCTCGGGCATCTGATTGAAGTAGCGAACGTAGGGGAACCATTCGATTGGCAGGAACTTTGTCCAATCGTGAATGAGCGACTGAACCAAGGGCACTCCCATCGTGCGGCACGCAAGAAACACGTACCACTTATGGCGAAGGACGTACTTAAAATACTTCCAGTGTGCTTTCATCAGCAGAGCCCTCCCACCAGCAGACAGACCGCGACCATCAGCCCCAGCGGGCCGCAGCAGCCGAGCGGCTTTTGGCGTTCGTCGGTCATGCGTCGTCCGGCTCCTCATTCCGCAACTTGTCGAGCAGGTACTTCACCAGCCATTCCACTGCCGCCGACACGACGGCGAACAACACAATCGTCAGCAGCGGGCCGGTCACTCGGTCGGCTTGCAGCGAGTCCATCACGGAAGCGTGAATCTTGATCGGGTCGCGCTCGCCGGCGTGAATCCGGTCGAGCACCATGTACCGGGCGCGGCGAATGATGACGCGCCGCTTCGCCCCTTCGATGGAGGCAAAGCCGGAAACCGCATGGCACGCGGCCGATTCGATTTCTTCAGTGGTTTCGGTCAACTTCCCATGCCCCTAGCTTCCAACTTCGTGAGGGCCGTCTGCACAAACTGTTTCGTGTCCTTCGTCATGTCCTTCAGGTCGCCCACGGCTTCCTTCAGGTCGCGACTCACTTCCTTCAAGCACTCGGAATCGGCCGTTCGCTTGTCCATCATTTCGACTGAGTGGAGGTGACATTCGCGCTGCGAGGCTCGCCCGTCGTCGGCGAACTTCGCTGCCATCTTTTCCATGTGCTGTCGTTGTTTCTCGTCCCGTTCGTCCTGTTTCTCGTCAAGCGATCTCAGGTATCGCAGGAAGCACACGACGATCGCACAGGCGGCGACCAGCGTGGCACAGATGGCCACGACAACGAGATAGTTCGTCGGCTGTTGCTGCGCAGCCCCTTCGATCCCCTTCAGCAGCCCCTCGATGGCCACTTCCGCCGCCTTGATCTGGCGCTCGCTTGGTTCCACAGGCGGCGTTTGCATCCATCAAGCCCTCGTTCTCTTGGTTTGCATGACAGCCGGCCGCCGCGAGCCATTTACGCGGCAGCCGGCGTCCTAAGGTGAGTTAGTGGCAGCGAGCCCGACGAACAGCCCGCAGCGGCGCCGTGGCGACTCTCGCAGCAGCCTTGAGCAGTCGTCGAACGGGTCGACCTTCGCGGACGGCTTCGGCGGTGTGCTTGATCGCCTTGGCTGGGAGAGCCGCCAAGCGGCGGACGGGAGCGGCGTCAACGACAGCCTTCGCGGCGGACGCGACTGGGCGACGGCAGACGCCTCCAGGGCATTGGGCCGCTGCAACGCTGCTGAGCGAGGCGGCGACAACGATGGCGAGGATGAAACGAAGCATTGCTATCTCCTGAATAAGCGGAAGCCGCGCGATGGCGACGGACAAACACCCCCTGGACATCCGCTGCTGCGGACGGGGGCTGCGGCGCGTGCCGCGTTGTGAGCGTTGGAATGCAGCACGTCGAGTTGCTGCTGTGTCAAATTGGCGAGAGACGACCGGCTGTAGCCGTGCTCGCGAACTAGATGGTCGACCGTGGCGGAGTGGCCATCTTGCACCCAGGCGGGTCCGGCTTGCTTCACTGGAACCCAAGCCCATTGGGCCTCGCTCCACTTCCACTGCTTGCCGGGGGAGAGTTGGCCGTCGACCAATTTGTTGGGCTCAACAATATGGTCCGGCTCCTTCACCAGCAGCTTGTCGACCAAAGGTGTTTCGACCGGCTGCCCTTCTGACCGCAAAGACAGTGGAGTTTCAGCCGGTGCAGGCTCGCTACGTCGCGAGTCGGTCGGTAGGACGGGAGTGCGGCCAGCGACGAAGCCAAGGCCGGCGCAGGCGATGAGGGCTAAGGCGATTCTCTTAGACATCTCGGATGGCCCTCCCGCGATGAACGCCACTCAAACTCCCGCACGAGCAGCGAAAGCCAACCATCAGATGCTCACCCTCCCACCACGTTTCAACACGGCCATGATTCCAGCCGGTTGCGTGGGCTAGGCGATGGATGAGGGCTAAGGCGATGCGTTTCATGTCGTTACCACCCTCGCTGCAATGGCATCGTCAGGCGTTGCCTTTGATTGCGTTAGGAGCGCATGGCCATTGTCTGACCATCCAGATCCCCAGCTGTTATCTATGTCAACCAGGAAATCATCAGAGCCACGCACGGCGACCATGCACGCCGTCACTTCATGGCTCCACCAACTGAGCCCAATAGCGACCGGATATCCCAAGAGCAAGCACGTCACGAGTTGATCGAAGCTGCGCGGCTTGAGTTCCCACCACTCGTCAACGATGTACTTCTTTCGCTCAGCGCGAGACTCCTCGTTGTCGTACTGGCGCGAGATGGCGTTGGCGGGCCAAAGAGATTGCGGAGCAACGCCGTTCTCCGTCATGTACTTGAGGCCCTGAGTCCCCCAGCCGCCGACGTTTCGATAACCCTTGATCGGGGCGCCAACGCTGGCCGGCGACAGGGCGACGTGCGGCTCGCCCTGCATCGCACGAACGTAGTGAACGCACTGGACGGGGGCGTTGATCCAACAGTAGTTGGTGCCGTTTTGGTTCAGCGACTTGAAGCCGGCGGCGAGCTTGTGGTCTTTGGGCCACCGCTTTTCTTTGTCCATCTGCTCGATGCGGTCGCGCCACTCGCTGCGTGGAATCACAGGCATCGGAAATGGAGTGGCAAACGCACCCTCGGGAAACGCATCCCAGTCGCGATCCTGATAGCCGGTGCTCAATCCGTTCGGCGTCTTGATGGCGTAGAGGTTGGACTTGAAGTCCTCGATGATCGTGCGACCGGCAATCTTTGATTCGTACATCACTTGAGCCCCCCAATGATTTGCTTGGTTGCATCAATGGAGGCTGGCAACGGCCCCTCGAATCCGCCCTTGCCGGGATTGCTGACGATGAGCCACGGAGTTGACTGGCGGGGGCGAGCCATTGCAGTCTTCCACGGTTCCGCTTCTGGCGTGTGGGTGGCGTCGTATTGGCGAAACTGACCTCCGGCTGCGGCGACTTCCTGACGAACGAGCGTCGACTGCAAAACGGAAAGCTGCCCCTTGTCGATCGTGTCGCGGTCGTCCGTTTCCTCAACGATGAGCACATGCAGGCCAGGAACGTCGATCGGCGCCGGCGTAACGGGCAGAATGCCGCCCCCGCCCTTGGCCAGTGAGAACACCGCCAAAGCAATCAGCACCCAGCCGATGCGGTCCTTCGTGCTCACTTCAAGCCCCTCCGGTGCTGCTTGTACTTGGGCTTGGTGTGACCATGGCGACCGTAACGGCTTCGATTCTCACAGCCATGAGGCGGGCAGAAGGAGCAGCCGCACAATCGGCGACGGGAACGCCGGTAGATAGTGCTGTTTGCGTCGAAGCTGTCGAGAGAGAGGTTCACTTCTGGCCCTCAACCGGTTCTGCATGGTTGAAGAAACACAACTCCACCTTGCGAACAGCCGCCACAAACTCCGGGCAGCCGCTCCGCTTGGCGCGGGCTTGCAGCAGGTGCAGGCCGGCAACGTCGGTTACGTCGGCGTCTTCGTTGGGGACTTCGGGGGACTTGGCAGACCACTTGCGCTGCAACCACGGCCACCAGTAGTCGCTGGTCAGCGTCAGGATGCCGCCGAGCAAGATGCCCCACATGCCGTACTGGCTCAGGAAAGTCGTGATCGTCGTCAGGTCCATCACCCACACCCCTTAATCGCCAGCAGCGAGCCGAGAAAACTGGCCACGAACACCGCGGCTAACGCTTTCGCGACCAACTCCTGAATCGCGTCTTTGGCCGGCGTTGGCCGGTCGTTCCAGAGCTTGCGAATCTTGTCGAGCATCTACACCGCCAGCGCGAACAGAGCGGACACCTCGGCGGCGTGCTCGTTGAGCGTCGCCACGGCCGCCTTCGTCTCGTCGCTTTGCAGAGTCTCCGGCGGCGTCACGTCGTCCTCGCCAAGCAGGATCGTCAGCAGCAAGTTGAAAATCACCGGGTTGTTCTGGGCGTATTCCAGGGCCTCCACCACCTTGTCGTCCACCTTGGTCGTCGTCTTGGGAGCCAGGTCTTTGCCGACGCTGATGACGATGGGCAGCATCAGGCGGATGGTGTCGGCGTTGAGATACTTGTTCTTTGCCATAACGCACTCTGCGGTTGAGGGGGAGGAAAAAGAGCGTGCCGCCGGAGTTGAACCGACGCGCCCCGCCGTGCTGGTGGCGGGGGTGGCCCTTCACGCGGCTGGATCACCGACCTTTCTGGCTATTCGGCCCCGACCCCAATTGGGTCTAGATACGAAAAAAGCCGGGGCGACCGGCCTCCCATTACAGGAAACAGGTCGCCCCGGCTAAGGAGCGGTCTACCGAATTGCTTAGCGTCTCATGGCACTGTCCTCCATTCGAGGAATTGGGCAATGCTCTCTCGCAAGTGATTCAATCATTGCTGAGACGTTCGCTCTTGTCAATCTTGGCCGCCAAGCGACGGCCGGCTGCCTCGCAATCTTCCCGAGATTCAAGCAAGCCGTCTTCGTCGTAGCCGCCAACCAAAAAGACACCCTTGCCCCCTCTGGCGCGAACCAGCGTGATCGGCACGCCGAGCACTTCGATGCTCTCGCCCTCTCGTTTATCGAACCTGAATGGCATCCTTCCCCTCCGGTTTAATTCCCTCTCCCATGGTCATACTCGCACTCCGGCAACCCCTGCTGCCGGCGAATCTCGTTGCGGGCGGCGTCGAACTCTTCGCGCGTCCGCTCCGGCGGTTGGTTCCGTCCGCCCCTAGCTCGGGACTTGGGGAACTCCTCGCCGTGGGCTTTGTAGAACGTGATGCGCGAGCGGAGCGTGTCGGGCGTGATGCCGAGCAATTGCGCAGCCTGTCCGTAGTGGTAGCCCGCTTGGACGATCGCCTCTCGAATCCGTTATGGCGTTAGCTTCGCCATCCGTGCTACTCCCCGGCGTCGGCGCCGGCCTCCTCAACTCCCATTCTGGACAGTAGTGTGCGAAACATCGCCGCCGCTTTGTCGGCTCCAACGGCTTCGCAGTGAGTCAGGGAAATGAACGCTTCTTCGCGCCAACGCTCCACCTCCCCTTCGAGCGCGGCGATGCGGGCGTCCTTGGCGGCTAGCTTGGCTTCCACCCAATCAAAGCGACCGCCGATGCGGCAGCCGGCTTTCGTGTGCTCTGAGTCCTCCACGGCATGCGGAGCGCCGAGCTTGTCCATTCGTTCGTGCGTGTACGCTTTGAAAGCCAATCCCTTGCACACTGCACCGTATCGCCAATTAACTTCGCCGATTGGCTCCGCAATACTTCGGGTTCCGCAATGCCACAGCGTCATCTTGGCCTCACTGCCATCGGCGTCGACGCGGCAGGTGCCGTGATAGGCTTGCTTTGTTCCGCACTTCGGGCAAGTCGCTTCGCTCATTGTCTCTCTCGTCGGTTAGGGAAACCTGGACGGCCCGTCCTTGTCGCGGGGTTAGGTGCGACCACCCCAGCAGCCTGCAACTGGCGGTGTTCCGTCAAAATGAACTAGCCCGCCGCAGATGTTGCAGCGGTGTTCAACGGGAGTGTCAGGGTGGCCAGTTGAAGGGCGGGGGATTGTTCCGCCAGCGAGGCGAATCGCACTCAGGCTGGCAGCAAATACTGTGTGTGCTTTGTCGCCTTTTTTCCCGGTGAACATTCCATATCCTTCCTCCATGTCGACCAGCTTGGTGACCCATTGTCCGCCGCCAAGTTGCCACGGGACTTCTGCAACCATGCCGGTGAACTCGTTGCCCGGACTGGGAGAATATCTCACCTTCAGGCCAGGAATTACGTCTTCTACTTTCATCGGTCTGATCCTCTCTTTGCGGGGCCAGGGTTGCCCGTCCAGTGACGGGGTTACAAAAACAGCGACAGGCCCTTCGACTGGACTCGGGCGAGGCCGGCATCAGTAAGCCGATAGGTTCGTCTCATGGTTCGCTCGGCCAAGTTGGCGTTTCTCAATCGAGTCATCGCGGCAACCACTTGGCCGCGCGGCTTGTCGATGGTCGCGGCGACTTCCTTCATGCTGCACGGCCCGTAGATCCGCAGCCGCCAGAGAACTTCGTCTTGGATGCTCACCGTTCGTTCCTCGCGTGGCGGGGCGGGTTAGGGGGCAACCAGCGAATTGCCACGAAGTATTGGATGCCATGCGAGCGCTGGGAACATCCGCTTGGCATGGTCGGAGTATTTGAGGTCGTCGTCGTACTCAATCGCCTCATCAAGTTCGCCGTATGCTGGTTGGCGTGCGTACGCTGGGCAGCCCTCTTTTTCTTCAAGGTCGTAGATGGCTTCTCGTAGCAGGAGGCACTCTCGACAGACGAACCCCAACCAATGCTCGCCGTAGTAGTGGGGATGCTCCGTTGGGCCGTAGAATCCGTTCTCCGGCTCAATGGCGTCGGGGTATTCGTAGAGGTCGCTTTCGCTGTCCTCACAGATTTGGCAGCATTCGTGCTGCGTCTGCTCAATGCGGCGAACCCACTCGCCAGCCGCAATCTTTCGGTGGCAGTCGTGGCAGCTACACGCCGATTCCGCTTTGACGTGCCGCTCGTCGTGGCACTCGGCCACCCAGTCGTAATCTCCGTCGTCGTAAAAGCACATCGGTCGTTCCTTTCGGGTTAAATCGCTACAAGGTCAGGCGATCCACTTTCGATGCGGGCGGGTTACTTACTGAGCGCCGCACAAATCTCATCCGGCGTCATCACGATTTCCGTTGGCGTCTTACTGCCAACTTCGGCGGCGCGCACCAGGGCGTCGCGGCAGATCGTCCAGATGCGTCGTTCGGCGGCGGCGTACTCGGCGGCGTACTTGGCGGCCTTGGCGGCGTACTCGGCGGCGTACTCGGCGGCGTACTTGGCGTACTCGGCGGCGTACTTGGCGGACTTGGCGGCGTACTCGGCGTACTCGGCCAATTCCTGAGCCGCATCGCTCAAAATCTCTGCGCGGCGCACCATCACGCCAATGTCGTCCGTTTTTGTGCCGATCAGCAGCCACGGCAGAGGACCGTACAGCTCTTGCCGCAAGGCATCTGGCATGCAGTCGTTCGTCGTGATGATGAACGCTCGCAACACCGGACAGACGCAGACGGCTTCATCGCCTTTGTTGCCGCAACCAATGAGCATGTTCGTCGCGGTCATCAGGCAGGCGGTGTCAACGCCGTTGCCAGCGCCGTGGCAGAGGCGGAGGGGCTTGTCTAGTAACATGGGGTTTTCCTTTCGGGTTCGTGCCCCGCGGTGGGGGCGGGGTTACAAGCCGCGCCTGCGGCTCTCCAGTTCTGGGTGCTTCAGGTACGCCCTGAGAGTTTTGTAAAAGCCCTCTTGCTCTCGGCACAGCCAATCGAGGTAGTCGAGTGGTACGCTGTCAAAGTCCTTGCCGATGTGCTGGCCGAAGGGAATCGTCGTCGAGCCTAGGCGAGCAATCGGCTCTGGTGCTGACGTTGCTTCTGGCTTGGGATTCAGGTCGCAAACCGTCGAGATGGTGTCGACCAGCGATTGCATGAAGTCGTGGTTGTCCTTGTCGGCATCACTCAGCAGTTCCAGCAAGTCACCAGCAGCCTTTCGCCCATCGACGCGGGCGGCTATACGCTTCCGGTTTACTGGCAAAGGTTTCTTCGCTTCGCTCATCACATCCACTTTCGTTGCTCGGCTGGGGCGGGTGGTTAGAACAGTTCTGCTTGGCCTGCCGCGGCCTTGATGGGCTTCAGTTTTGAATCGCGATTTGCTTCCTTTGCCAACCGTCGCAAGCTCATGTCGATGTACTCTTGATTGAGTTCGCAGCCAACGTAGTCGACGCCGAGACGACGGCAAGCGACGCCGGTTGTCCCGGCTCCATTGAACGGGTCGAGAACTCGGCAAGGCGACACATCGAGTTGACAGTCGCAGGTCGGTTCCCAGCCAATCGTGCGAGCCTCGACGCCGGCCACAGTGTTCGCGCAGTGATTTCCAGTCCCTTCCTCGCCGGTTCGCTTGGTCAGTTCGTTGGGCCGCGACCGTTTCAATTGCGTTCGTTCGGTCACTCGCTGCCACGGTGCGCCGCACCCAGAGCAGCACCCTTTGCTCGAGGTGCTGGCCTTGATGCATCGGAGCGGTAGTTCGATGGGGAAGGTGGCGAAGTGGGCCTCTTTGAACCCGCCGCTGGCGATGGTCCAGACGTTGCGTGGGGTGGAGCCGCCAGTCGGGTTCCGTTCGCCTTGGCCCTGGTTCTCGTGAACGGCTCCCGTCTTTCCTGCCGTGAACGATGAGCCCTTCCATGAGTTGCCGGAGTAGAGTCGTGAGGCAGACCCCAACTCACCGCCGAACGCCACCTCCCCTCGCGATTCGCTTGACGGCTTCAGTGGTTCCTTTATCGCGTCGATGTCGAAGAAATACCGCCTACTCTTGGCCAGTTGGAAAATGAACTCGTAGCTCGATGTGCAGCGGTCCCGCTGGCTCCCCGGCATGGGCGCCGGCTTGTGCCAGATGATGGCGTCGCGGAGATACCAGCCATCTTCCTGGAGCGCGAAGGCGACGCGCCAGGGGATGCCAACCAAATCCTTCGGCTTAATTCCTTCAATCGGCCGCTTTCGCTGACGTACCGCCCACGACGGCACGGAACCATCGTCAGCCTTCATATGCTTGCCGCTGTTCGCGCCGCCTCCGCCCCACTTGTCGGTGGAGCAATAGCTGTCGCCAAGATTCAACCACAGCACGCCGTCGTCGCGGAGAACACGCCACACGCCCGCGAAGACGCTCCGCATCGATTCGACGAACGCAGCGGGAGACGTTTCGAGGCCAATCTGCCCATCCACCCCGTAGTCTCGCAGCCCCCAGTACGGCGGCGACGTGATGCAACAGTGGAAGTGCCGCTCCGGCAATGTCGCCAGCGTTTCGCGGTTGTCGCCGTGGATAATCTTCGCTTCGCTCATCACATCCTCTTCGTTGCTCGGCCAGTCGCACCGTGGGGGCGCGGGGGTTAAACGATCCGGCCGAACACTTTTTCCGTCAGTCGGTACAGGGCGGCCGATGGCTCGAAGTCGTCGGTGTCCACCACCGTGCCGTGGTCATTCATGGCTCTCGCCGAATAGCTGCCGAGCGGATTCGCCCATAACTGGATATTCCAGCCGTTATCGAGAATCTTCTTGCACTCGTCAGCCAGCTTCGGCGTAGGTGTGATGTTCGGCTTGAAGTCGCCTTCCTCTTCCTGAACATCGAATTCTGCTGTTCCGCCGTGCTCGCGATTGCAATGCGATCTCCAGTACGAAAGGTGGTCGAACAATTGGCCGCATTCTCGGCATTTGATCTTCATCACTCTCCTCCTAAGTTTCGGTGGGCTTGGGCTCGGCGGGGGGTTCACGGATTCCAGCGGAGAACTGCGGCCGGCTCGTACCTTTCGGTTCCCTCAAACTCTTGCCGCCATTTTCCGAATTTTGAGTTGGGTACAGTTTGCACTGAACGGCTTATGCCAATAGGTTCAACGCTCGTCACGGAGTTGTATCCAAGCTGCGCATCAAGCACGACTTCGGCGTCGTCCGGGTAAGCGGACAGCGCTAGCCTTAGTTGTCGCACGTCCATCACTTGCTCCTTGGGTCGGGGAAGTCCAGCTACTTGCGGTAGCTGGGCCAGTTGCAGGGGTTCACTTTCCGAACAATGGCGCTAAAATGGTCACATAGGCCCGGATGCCGACGGTGATTGTGGTGACCACCGACGCGACCAAGGCAGCAGCACAGTCCGCAATAGTCACCCACCTTCTGATTGCCCCCGGCGTGTGGTGACGACGAACGACGGCGGATTCATGGGCGTCAGCTTCGCGGGTGAAAACCGGTAGCGAAGTCAAATCAAGTACCGGTCGGAAGCGATGGCGAAGGGCGGTGACGCACTTACCTATCTTTCCTGCACTGACTCCGCATGGGGTCGGTGCGCTCCGGCTCGGACAGTAACGCCCTTGGGGGTCACAAATCAGGGTCATCGGGCCTCCGAAAGTAAATCGACCGCTTCGCGGGTCTTGGAAAAGTGGGTCAGAATCGCCTCTCGCGTGGTTCCGGTTGGTCGACCGCCGCGATATCTGGACAACATGAAACTGCCGGCGGCACCTGGCTCAGCGGCCAAAATTGCACGTCGAACATCGTCGTCGGACATCACGTCAATTTTTTGGCCGAATTCCGCTTCGAGGTTCGCCATCAACTGCTCATCTGCCGACTTTCGAACTTCGTCGGCCTTTCGTTTCGAACTTGCCGCCACTTGAGACTTCGAAGATTCCTCGCGACGTTTCGCCGCTTCGAACTTTGGGGACTTTTCCGGCCACAAGTCTGAACAGTCTTCACCGGGCAGCATGTTCGAAACTCGCTGGAACAATGCCCCGGCATCCCAAGCCCCGGTATTGAGGCGCCAATAGCCGATGACGTTGACAACCGCGTCCGTGGTGCAACCATTCGAACGAGCCGACGCTGCCGCTTCTCGCCAGAGGCGTACTCCAGCATTTCGAAGATCCTCCTCCACCCCCTTCCACGCCTGGCTACTTGGGGAGTCACCACCCTGAGACGCCGGTGGCGGGGGACTGGAGGGGGAGGATTCTTCTCTTCTCTTCTCTTCTCTAGGTAACGCTTTTGTCACAGCTGCGTCACAAGCTTCTGTGACATATCGTGCGACCATCCCGGCATGTTGCGGGCTGCGGCCGTTCTTTCGGTTGTTGCACACAGAGCAGCAAGTCACCATGTTTTCGGGAGTTGTGTCGCCGCCGTCGCAGCACGGGATGACGTGGTCTAGGCTAATGCGAGCGCCAACGTACTCTCCCGTAGGTGCCTTCGTTCCGGCGATGAACCCGCAGTAAACGCACTGGTGGTTGTCTCGGTCGTAAATCTGCTTGCGCATCGGTCGCGGAATTGTCACACGATCTTGTGACGCTCTTGATGCGCGAGACTTCGACTGTCGGATGGCGGCGTCCGCTCTTGTCTTGGCGGTCACTCCGTTGTGTCTTTCGAAGTTAGGTAACTCCAGCCCATCGCCCCCTTCGACAAGCCAGCCCACTTCAATCATTGCGTCTGCAAAACCCTGGTGGCCTGCGCGACGATCAACTGACGCCTTCGAAACCCCTGATGTCCATCCATCAGTCGTGTGGTCATCGAACCACCGCCAGATTCGAAAGCACTTCCCGAACACCGCGTCCGGGTCGATACCAAGTCGCGAAGCGATGGCGTCGATTTCCGGTTTGTCCGGCGTTACCTTCTCGACTTTCATCCAATCGCCTGCCATCTCTCACTCTCATCTGTTTAGCAAGGTGCTGGGGGCCGGGTGGGGCCTCACTTATTGAACACTTGCCGAATATGCTCTCGCTGAATCTGGCGAATCACGCCGGCGTCCCTTGCGAGCTTGTCCCAGAAAATATCTCGCTCGACTCGCGCCATCATCACGTCCATGCGATGACCAGCGTGACTGGCGGAGAGAGCCAGAACTGCGGTTAGCCATAGCAGGTCGCGAGTCGTGAATCTCAACATGACTTCATCCGCTCCATCTGTTTCAGCACGTCCTCGTGCCCTCGCGGATAGAGCCATCGGTCCTGTGCGTAGACGAAGCCGCCAGTGTGATTGCTAGTGCCGCTTTTCAGGTCGCCGTACTTGGCGGTGGTCCTCAGAAGCCGGATGGCTCCGCAGTCGGAGCACCACAGGTATCCTTGCTGCTGATTGAAGATCGTCGGCCACGCCCGCTTGTGGCGGCATACCTTGCGTTTCGTCATCGCATTCCTCTCAACTCGGGGAGCGGAGCCGCGCCGGACAACTTGATTCGGCGCGGCCCCTGTGGAACAACCACCCCCGTCAGTCCCGGTCCAGCGGCTCAGATTCCGCTGGGGGCCGGGGTGAATTAAAGTTCGCTCACAATCACGTCACAGTAGCCCGGCTTGGCTATCGGAAGCCGCCGGACGATCAACTGGTCAATCTGACCGTCGTTGACGAACAAGAGCCCCTGGAGGGCGTCTAGCGTCGCCTTAACGCGGTTGTCGATATCCGTGTCCCTAGTGCGGTTTGGCGCGGCTAGCTCCATCTGGACGCCAATGCGGCCCTCCAGCGGCTTCACCTTGCCGAGCGCCGCCAGCACGTCGATGGCGCTGTCTTCCTTGAACCGGCGACCAGACGGCGAGAGGTAAATCTTGTTGCCCGCGCGACGGTAGTAGGTATTCACGGTCGGGGGAAATTCGAGTCGGACGGCGTAGCTCATTCCGGCTTCCTCCCTGGGTGCCACCGTAAGTCCGATCCGGCTTGCTCTACCCGGTAAACCTCGCCTTCCGCCTCCGCTTCAGGCAAGCGACGTGCGATCTCGTGCCGGTCAATGCCCTCGTCCTTGTCCGGCTTGTCGACCAGCATCGCCAGTTCCTTGCTGGTGCGGCCGGGGAACTTCCACACGAGGTCAGTGACGATCTCGCGGTGTCGCTTGGCCGTGCCCCGGTTCACCCGCTCAGCCGCCTCGTGCGAGCTTGCCGGGTCACTCGTCCTTGCCTTAGCCATGGGAACAGCTAGCGGTTCTCGACACGAGTGGTCGAATAAGTCGAGTTGGCTCATCTAACTTTTCCTCGCGAACCGATTGATGTTCCTTGCGTACGCCACGCTTATCCCAAACCACGCCGCGAGTCTCCTCGCAGAATGTCCGCGCTGACGCAAAGCATTCACAGCTTCCCGCTCTTTAGGCGTGAGTCGAGCACGGAACTTGCAATCGCTTTTCGGCCTTTCAATTGCGCCACCAGTGACGTGGCGCCAAGTGTCGCCATTTGCGATGGCGCGAATGACGGTTCGGCATACGCCAAATTTCCTCGCTATGCCTGCGAGTGAAATCGACGAACCACGAATTAGGCCTGCAATCTCTCGAACATCCTGTTCGGTTAGTTTGGAATTACCCGCAAGCGAACCTTGCTGGAACGTTCCATGCAGAACTTTGTCGTAATGGTTATTTCTCGGGGTATCCCAACGAAGGTTTTCCAGCCTATTGTCACTAGGCGTACCGTTTCCGTGGCACGCAACCATGCCATCTGGACATTCACCAATGAATGATCGCAACACGAGTCGATGCACTGACTGAGAAATGAGCCGTCCGTCCCTGCGAAGGCCGACTCGCCGATACCCGTTTTTGTCAACGCTCTGAGAAAGTGGGCGCCATTGCTCGCCAAGCACCCACTCAAAACCGCCACGCCGACCACCGACTCGGCGACGGACTAGACAAGTAAAAACGATTCCATCCGCACTTATCTCGTACCTGGGAAATCCAGCAACTTCCACGCGGACCTTCTCGTCTGCTGCCATCACACCCACCCCCACGC